TGGCATCAGCTCTGGCACCGCCTTAAGCAATCCATCCAGCAACGCCCGGATCATGCTGGTGCCTGCTTTGATCATACTCGGTAACGTTGTTGATACGATATTCGGTACTGTCTTTGCAATAATCGGTGCAAGCTTCTCTACGAGCGTACCAACGCCCTTCAAGGCAATTTCCACTCGTGGCAGAATATTATTACCGGCAGTCGTAACGGATTCTACAAAATTATTGACAAGTACATCGAAATCCTGCGTATCATCAGCGATTCCAACGACAAGATTCTGCCATGCCGCCTTCGTCATGTTCACAGATCCCTGAATTGTTGTTGCCGCTTCCTTTGCCGTAGTGCCTGTGATACCCATTTCTGTCTGCACAACATGGATAGCATCTACGATATCCGCATATGATGATAGATCAAACTTCTGTCCTGATAGCTTCTCCGCATCTTCCAAAAGCCGCTGCATCTCTTCTTTGGTACCGCCATAACCTAACTTGAGGTTATCAAGCATAGTGTAGTTTTGCTTTGCGAATCCCTGATATGCATTCTGGATGGATTCCATTGAGGTACCCATCTTATTTGCATTATCGGACATATCCGTAATCGCTACATTTGCCTTTTCAGCCGCTGCCTTTGTGTCTCCATCCAAGCTCTGTAACAATGATGCAGAAAAACCTGTGACAGTTTCCATATATTCATTTGCAGACAATCCAGCCGTCTGATATGCGTTTGCAGCATATTTCTGTACTTCACTTGCCGAATCCTTGAACAGTGTCTCGACACCGCCGACTAACTGCTCGTAATCCGAATATGCTGTCACAGCACTCTTCACAAGCGCCGCCGTTGCTGTTGCTGCCGCAGCTCCCCACTTTGCAAATGTTCCAATGCCCTTCAGAAGAGCTTGTCCTACGCCGGATGCCTTACCCGCCACAGAATCTAAACCATCTTCTGTTTCTTCCTGTCCTTTGAGTGCGATTCGTCCAAATATCTTAAATAATTCCATCGCATTCTCCTTATACCAATTCAATGCCGAATGCATTCATTGAATTTTCCACCATCGCTTTGATCTCTTCATCGGATAGTGATTTCTGAGATGATGCCTGACCACGTACACGATTTACGAAATTCTCATAGGACTCTCCCTGCACCTTGTTCAAGAAAAACTCCCACAGCACATCCTCTTCGGTATCCTTGTTCGTCCGCTTCACAATTGAATCCACGAACTCTACCAAGCGATCTGTCGCAATCATCTCATCCAAAAATAGAAAAGGACTTGCATATCGCTTGAATAGCAAGTCCCAAAACTCTAAATCACCTACCCGATAGATTTCAAAGCAACCTTGAAAAAATCTGCGAATCCACTCTGTCTGACCACATCCATAATCATCGCAAAGAACATTCCCGGATTCATATCTTCAAGCTCCTTTACTGTCATACCTGACAGATTCGAGAGAAGCTGATAGATGTATTTCTCAGCATTCGGAAGATTCGCCAGAATAACATCGCCAATCTCAAGCGCAACACCCATACCGATCTCTTCTACATCTTCCATCGTGATATTCTGATTCTGTTTCGATTTTTCTATCAGGCGCTTAGTTGCATCCGATGAAAAGCAGTCAGAAAACTTGCTGATTTTAATACATGAAATAATTTTCATCATCGGAAAGAGATCTTTCGACTTCAATGGTCGTAATGTATACGGCTTTATCTCTTCCTGTACAGATTGTACAACTCCTTCTATTGCTTCTACCAATGTTCCCTGCATTACTTCTGTTTCTGTTGTCATTTCCTTTTCCATAGTTACTTATCCTCCTAATATTCGGTATTACGCTGCATCATCCAGCAACTGATCAACTGTATTACTCTCAACAACTTCCTTCGGCATATAGATATGATACGGAAGCACATTCGTCATAGCGCCTGCCTTGAGATCAGCATAGCAATCGAATGTCGTTGGGATTGTTGATGCCTCTTTGTTCTTCGTATCTGCCGACAAGCCAGATGTACAAAGCGCATAATCAAACAATACGATTACTGGTGTGCCATTCGTCTTGTATCCGACGCATGCGAAATTCTCGACATAATCGCTGTCTTCGATTGTTGCCTTGGATTCAATCACATCCATAGTTTCATCTACCGACGTTCCTTCCTGTCCGATTGTTGTTGCCTTCAACCATTCTTTTGTAAGCTCGACCATGTTCGTCTCAACCTTTGCCGTCTCGCCAACTTTCTGCACAAGTCCCTTCGCATTAACAAGCACACCATCCACCGAGATATTTGTAATCTCTGGAGCAATCGTGAACTTTGTACCGCCGGATGTAGCACCAAGCAAAGTACCTGTCCAGAGCTTCTTGCTTGTGTCATACTTAAAGTTTTTGTACAGCACACACGCATTCAACAGTATCCGTTTCGGTGTATCCGCTGTTACACCAGATACACACAATTCTCTCCATGTGTTTTCTGCCATTTATATCACCTTCCATTCCTTTATAGTCAGATTGATCTGAATTCTCTTCAATGTCCCATCTCCGGTCGGTACCGAAAATGCATTTGAATAAAAAACAGCCACACACGAACCATCCTGATTCATGCGTGACTGTGGTAAGAATCTCTCTATTGTTTCTTTGTCCTGCTCAAATAGAATCGGATTCCCACGTGTCCATCCATTCAATATAAATGTTGTCCCCTGACTTCCATCCTCTTCCTTTGTCGGAGAATCATCTTCCATGTACTCACCAACATAATATCGGTCTGGTATTTCGCCAACCCATTCTCCGAATTGGTATGGAATCCCGCTGGACTTCATTAGTTCACCAACATAATTTAATGCTGCTATACTCATTATTTCAACTCTCCAAATATTTCATTTGCACGATTTTGAATTGCACCATTCGTAGCCTTGAAGGCTTTTTCAAGCGGTCTGTTCGGTGTCTTACCATGTGTGAAGTGTCCATTTCCCTTCTTATCCTCATAATACCAGCCGCCTTTACGACCATTACCATTCACGGCATATTCGCCAGTACCGAACTCTTCCCAGATGGCATTTTCTTCTGGAGATCCAACTGTTGCTTCTAATTCAGATTCATCGACTACATAAGTGTATGAACCCCTTGTCTCTCCAGTATCTACTCTGGATGCATTGTGTACAGCCGTCTGCACTTCTCCTGCCGCTTCTTCAAGAAATGCAATCGCCTTTTCTCTGATTGCCTTCTTGATCCGTATAGAATTGTTCTCAAACTCTACATCGGACATATTACTGACCTCCTGTGTATTTCAGATAGATTTCCAACTGCTTATGCAGTTCCATCGGATCGTCAATCACCATGATGTCATACACCTTGTCATTGATCACCATCCGACTGTTCTCCGCCTTGATGCGGCTGTCGAGCTTCTTATAGTCTGCAAGGAACACGTGCGTAGATTCCTGAATCTTAGCATTGTATGTTGTGTACTTGCTGTCTCCTGTCGATAGATCAAGATACCCTGTTATATCATCCACAGTCTCCCATGTCTTATCGCATGAACCGATGATATTCGTCTCTGTCTTACAGAGCTGAATCTGACCGGTTATATTTCCGCCAATCATCTAATCACCATCCATTTAAAATCTCGCTTTCATATACGGCTTCAGGAATCCAAGAAGTGACTTTGGGTATCCCATAAGCGAATTATCGCCATCCATGTTGAAATACGTCACAGAATGTCGGCTAAGTGTCTCCGACTGAATACCGACCTTGTCCCGGTTCTCGATATCCCATTTCAGCATATTGGCTACACCGAGCTTCACATCCATAGGATATTTGACCTTCGTTACAAGTACGCACGTTTCATCCGAAAGTGTTTTATCGAAATCCATATGTGCGTTGTCGATATCAATATCTTCAATCATGTACAAGCCATCATTATACAGTGACTCTGATATCTGCACGGTGTCACCCACTGCAAACAGATTGGATGCGCCCTGAAGCACCCCGCTCTTAACCTCTGCATTGAAACGTCTGCTTCTGTCTTGGAAGTTGTTATTTGTGTACTTCCGTATAAGAAGCTCCAGCGCCTGAAGCTTTGCTTCAAGCACCGGATCCTTCGCAGTAATATCGATATATGATTTCAACTCTTCAACGGTCATAATCATACGATCACCGCCTTACTGCTGCTCTGTGACAGTATATCCGTCGTGTTCCTTAAACCATGATGCCATGCGCTCGCTCTCGATCACTGCCTGTCCGTTTGCGAACTGGACGCCACCGGCACCAACTCCGCAATAAGCAGGTGCATTGTTAACGACTACAAGCCACTTTTCAGTCTTTGTCTCTGTCTTTGCTGGCATATTTATCACCTATCCTCTCTTTGCTTACGCAATCTTGATGTTACGAAGTACACCTGCATGCTGTGTATTCTTCAACACGGTTGCAGCAATCATCTCAACTTCTGCGTCCTTTACTGTTCCCGGCTTGCTGAAATCAGGCAGGTACTTGTTGATAACCGAACAACCATTCAAGCTGATGCCATGGAAACCATCGTTCACATCGAACTTGACTGTATAGATGTCTGTCAGTCCTGTTGTTGCTGTCTCTGCTGATCCGATCTTTCTGCTGATTCCCTTCTTTACAACCGAATTTGCGGTCGCATCGCTTCCGCTCACAGTATAATGATTCTGCATGTCAACGAACTTGACACCATCCAGCGTTGTAATACGCTTTCCGAATGCTTCTTCGCTCTCTGTCTTATAGCCGAGCACACGAGCAACAGTCTGGATCTTTGTAATCATCTCTGTGTTCGTAAGAACAGCATCTGCAGCGGTTGTCTGGATCAGAAGCGAAAGTGCTTCATAGAACTCGTCCGCATTTGCCTTGATCTTGTCAATTGTAGACAAGTCAATGGACTTGGATGCTCCATACTCTGTTGCTGTTCCTGCAAGCATAGAATCCAGTCCCTGAAATTCTGGATGATCTGTGGATGCAGTTGTAGTTGCATCACCATTGATCAGTGTATAGTGGAATAGAGAAACAATCGCCTTGATATGTTCCTCAATCTGGTATGCAAGGTTGTCGAAGTTTCCTGCCACCATATTAAGCACTCTGTCCATCTGTACAGCACCGCCCATAATAGCAAGGTTTGCTTCGCACTCCTGCTTTGTAGCTACAGAGTTTGTATAAGAACCGCCAAGCTTACGGAATTCTGCTGTAGCTGGAAGCACCTTTCTAAGATACTTGTATTTCATTGTTGAGCCACCGCCTGATGCAGATACACAATCGTCAAACGGAAGCATCTGGAGCACGGTAGACTGTCTCAGGAAGATATCCACGATCTGTGAGAATACCTTATCGCTCATACCCTTCTTCATTTCTTCTAATGTCATTGCCATAGTATTTCACCTTTCCTTTCTTAGCCGTTCGTTGCGGCTTCATACTGCTGTTTCAGCGCTTCTGCTAAATCCTTAGGCTCTGCAGAACCGCCAGCCGGATCTCCCTTGTCCAGCTTATTCTCAATAATCTGTCGACTTCCACCTTCAGAATTCTCAAAGTGTGTTGGGAACTGCGTCTTGAGAGTAGTGAGCATATCATCCCATCCTTTGATGTTGCCATCATCGTCGATTTTGAGCTCTTCGCCCTTCTCTTTCAGCATCTCCTTAATCTTGAAGGTCATATAATCGGTATCATCCGTCTTGGCTGATAGCAAAGCGACTTTCAAAGCGGAGCTGACCTTTGTCTCTTCCAGTTCCTGCTGCAAGCGGGCATTCTCCGTCTCATACGTTGAAATCTTCTGCTGCATACCTTCATCACCCTTGGAAGCCTTCTTCAGTTCTTCAATGAGCTTATTTGCGTTGCCAATCTCCGTGTCTTTGCCGTTGATCAGACCATTCAATCTCTCGGTTTCGGAATCATACTTCTCTTTACTGATGTAATTTCCTTCCGACAGATCCGCAAATCGAACATGCTTGAGCTTGTCCTCTTCCTTCGAGTTCTGCTCATCAATCTTCGCCTGCACCTGTTTGTACAGTTCTTCTCCTAACACATCTTTCAGTTCCATAGTTTCCATCCTTTCTTGACTTTAATCGCAGTCACGCATGGCAGTTATCACTCTTGCCGGAGTAAGTATTCGTCACAGTTTAATCGCCTTAAGCCGATTTTGGGCATAAAAAAAGACCACGTTTTAATCATGGTCTAAATTACATAATTATTTTGTTACACAGAAAAAGCACCCTGCTACTGCTGAGTGCTTTCGTCTAATTTACCTTTGAACTAATATAGTTCTCATATTCTTCTGGTATTCCAATATCATATTTTTTGTAATAGTGTAAGAAATCAGCTGGAAATGTAAAATCCCCATCTTCGTATATTCCTGCTTGCGGTATTTCTTCCCCATCAAATATATCTTCGGTAGACATAGGCGCAACAGCCGAAATAGAAAGACTTTCCAGATATTTTAATATCTTATCTCTGCTAATATGATTTTTGATTTTCTTATAATCATCAAAATCATCTTCGCATTTTCCATATTTCATTCCTTTGAAAAATCCAAAAAATGTCATATTATCACCGCTTTCCTTGTGGCTTAAATGTTTTCATTGTTCCACTTCCGTCATAACCTACTTTGAAATGTCCGTCCTCATAAACATACAGCACATCTGTAGGAGCTTCTACCTCAACGCCTAGCGAATTAGCAAGCTGTTGAGCAAATCCATCATCCGATGCACCTGTACTGCATGATAACATTCGTACTTTTTGACCATTGTACTTTTCATTATGAGAAATAACTCTGGCCACATCTCTTGCAGACATATTTTTTCCTTTTTCCCCATATTCTATATAATCAGGGCTTCCATGCGCTGCAAAATCAAAATAACCGCTTTTTGCAGGTATCTTATCAAGTACCTTTCTCTCGTATGGAGTTATCATTTTATTGATATCTGCTAATGTTATTGTACCATTTTTCACGCTATTTGCAATAGCGGTTTTCTTGAAATATCTATCAGTAATTTCAAGAACTTTTTTAGAATATGTTAAATCAGTTCCGTATTTCGAAGGTAGTTCCATTCCTAATTCAACCATTTTTGCTTGCGTAAAGGCTTCTGCAAAAAACTCGTCAGGGAATTTCACTTCACTATGTTCATACGAGCTAATCCATCTTCTTGTATCATCGCCTACATCTTTTCGATATGCACTTCTAACTTTTTTTATTTCCTTCCAAAAATCTTGATTATGCGTAAGTCCACATTTATCTGCATTAGTCCCCGCTAACGTATGTGCAAACTCATGTATCGCATCTTCATTAAACGCTGAATTCAACCGCATCAGAGTACCAGGCATATTTACATCCCCTGCGGCTTTCACTGCTCCAACTGTTACCTTTTGCAGTCTTGTACGATATTCATTTGCCAAATCTGATATAATCTGTTGTTGCTGTTTATGCTTATCGGACTTTCCCTTCCAATCAAAAGAAATAACCTCTCCGTCTTTGTTTGTAGGTACTGTTTTCTTCTTATACATCGGATTGTCATCCAGCAACCGCTTATACTTCTCATATTCCTTATCGGTCATGGAATTAAGCATCTTCTCGAAGTTCTTGCCATATTTCTTCTCCATTGCCGTAACATGCTGCATATATTCGATATTCTCATCGGACCAGTATACCTTCTTCCACTCCGCATACTCTTCCGGAGATTCGAAAGCGACTGTTTCTTTCGAGAAGTTATCCATCTTCACAATACCGCAGTTAAGCGCCCATCTCGCTCTCTGATCCAGACAGCAACGGCAATTACAATCCTGTGATGGATCACCAAACAATCCCGGAGCTTCTGCCTTATATCCGGCAATCTCAAACATCTCGCCGACTTCTCGTATCTGTCCATCCAGCTCTCGGTGTTCGGATCTGGTTCTTCCGTCGAGAACTGCATTCCATTGTTTCACGACCTCTGCACCACGATCAATTGCTCTCTTTTGTGCGTCTAATGCGGCACGATTCTGTATTCGATGCCCTTCTGTCCGGGCAATCCGGATTGAATTGTTGTACGCCTTCTGGAACGGCGTATGCTTCATATTCCGTGCAAGGTTCGATGCAATGTTGCTCCATGTCATGCCCTGCGCAATTCCTCTTGATACTTCCTGTCGCACTGCTTTCTTGATTGCCTTTACATCTTCACCCATTCGGTCATACAGAGACGTGGATAGCTTGGAGTCAAGCATTACCGCCTTTGTCACAGCTTCTTGGTCTATCGGCATCACAAGCGGGATTCCCTGCCCTTGCATATCATACATAGAGCCGAGATATCCATCCTGATAACTCCGTGTCAGATAATCGGATACAGTTGCATATGAATCTGATTGCAGACTTGTAAGTGCTCCTTCCAACTGCGCCTTGATTGCTTCCTGATATTGCTTCTGATATATGATTGACTTTAAATTCTCTGGTTCAAGATCTGCCCGCATTGATAACTCCTGTATCTTTGCTTCACAATCTCTTAGAGCCTGCTCATATACACTTTTTAACTGTGCAATAACCTCTTCTTCACTATTCAGCTGTGCTTGTAGAACTTCCTTCTGTCGCTTGTTCACTCGTCACAACTCCATCCAATAGCCGCTTGGCATCCGCTGTATCTTTTTCTGCGTCCTGCGGCAGCTTGTCCTTGATCTCTTCATAGTCAATATCTAACTCATCACAAATAGCCTTGATAATCGTCTCATCATCTAATGTATCCGCTAAAGACATGATCGTGTTGATTACAACCTGATGTGCCTGCGCTTCCGTAAGCTTGATCTGTGCATTCTCCTGAGCATTGCTCATAATCACATGCTCAAACTTGAAATACACATCGGAATCCTGATAACCCTTCTTCTCTGTCTTATTGATCTCTTCAATTACAATCCGTACAAGGTGCCGGAGTAGCTTCTTCAACCGGATCTCAAGCTTATTACACTGCAGTTCCAAGAGCGAATATGCCGCCTTGATTGCAATGTTGGTCGTTGCAGCCGTATCCTTCAATCCTGCTGTATTCAGTCCCATACCGAAGCGGTAGATGTTCTTCTCATCAAGCTCCATCTTCTCTTTACGTGCCTGATACGGCACATCAACTGTCTTGATGTCGACATCGCCATTCTCTCCTGTGCCGATTATCTTCTTTGTCTTGAGATTCGTCTGCAACTCGTCCATGTTGTCGCCTTCGTATCCCTTAACCACATGCAAGGGGGTGTCGAAATCAATCAGGTTATTGGATAAGCTCGATGCCATCAGATCATAATCATCAATCAGCGGTTTAATCGGTCGCAGAGACGAATGTTGCTTCTTGTTATTATCCAGCCGGAAGAACGGAATAAATCCGAGCGATTCATAGTATGTATCATCTTCCTTCCCGCCATTCTTCTTGTACAGGATATGCGGTCTTGGATTGATCTCTACGGAATCATCAATCATGAGTTCGCCGTCGTCAACCATCGCATAGTATGTCGTGTCTTTCTCACTCCATACCTGCACACGTGTTATAACCTTGTGTCCTTTATCTATACGGTCCGTATAGTAGTAAATCACATAGGCACATCCATCGTCCGTGTCTTTCTCACGTACTTCGATAACGCCCATGGAATCAGCTGTCGCAAATGCATATCTGTCATTCGCATCTTTATATGCATATATATACGAAAATCCCTTTACCTTGCAGTCTGTGATGCACTCCGCCAGCTCATCCATGAAAATATCATTGTTATTAAAATACTTATCCATATGCTTCTGGAGCTCCGGATCGTCTGATAATACAATGCGCTCTCCGTTTCGATTGCCAGACAATATGTACTGCGTCGCTTGATCTACAAGCTCCGTAAAGAAGAGATGCGGTATCTTCACATTGCTCCGTGTCTTATCTTCAACCAGATTGCCATCTGCATTGTAATAAAATAAGCGGTACTGCTTGATGTCATTATCGCCGTCATAATACCGCTCACCGACCTTTGCAAACCGCTTCTTCTCGCTCGTCTTATCATCGTCTATGAACTTTTTAATCTCATCTACTGTAAGCACATTCTTTGCCCTTTCTAACTAAAAAATCCATGATTGACGCTTACGCCATCCTTCGATGCCATATCGAAGTGCCGCCATCGCATCATCCATGATTGGAACCGGCTCGTCAATATACTCGCCTGTTCGTTCGTCCTTTTTCCATTTCCATTGCTGCAACTCCTTAATTGTATTTACACAATGAGGGGCAACATATATTCTTCGTCGTATAATGTGGTTCTTATCGACCACACCCTTGAGCCAGTCTATCTGAGCTTTGACAGATCCGGCGGAACCGCCCTTATCAACGCCCTTGGCACGATAGCCAGCGCCCTTCCATGTCTTGATTCTGTCCGGCTCTGCGGAATCGCACCACATAGGCTTATTCGTCGGTATAGCATGCTGAATCGCCAGCGGAATGATCTCTGCTGTTTCCTTCTCATGCACATATATCTCATCGAGAATGTATATATCATCATCCTTGATACCCAGAAGCAAGATAGCGTTCGCATGATTGAAACCGAAGTCCTGACCGATTGCGATATCATCATAATCATTCAGATTCTGCGATACATCTGCGATTTCCCAGTTATGAAGAATCAAGCCGCCTATCTCGCCCCATTCGCCAAGACCATATATCTTGTAGCCTTCAGGATCTACTTCTTTTCTACGCATCATACGCCGATGATACGCCGCATCAATAAAGCGGTTACCAAGATATGTACTATGGTGTGTCAGCACGTCCGGATCATATCTGTCAAAATAGACCTTCTTTATCCAATGATTCTTATTCACCGGGTTGAAGGTCATTCTAAGCTGGTAGAACTGCCCGGGCGGCAATTCCCCACGCAATCTATCATCTATAATTTCCACATCTGCCTGCGTCAGTTCTGTTGCTTCCTCGCACCACACATCTGTGAGCTTTCCCTTCTGGAATGTGATTGACTTAAGCTTCTCTCGTTGCTTATCATCATTCATTCCACGGAATATAATGCGGTTGCCATTCGCCCGACATTCAAGCGACAACGGCGATGTGGTCATCTTCCAATATCGCTCCGCCTTGTCTCCAAACATCCGATACACGGCACCTGTGAGCTCTGCATAGGTGCTGTCTCTGTTTGTGATATCTGACTTACGGACACACACAAGGTTCCTGCCCTTGTCCTTCATTAGCCGGAGAATGTAGTTCTGCGCTGTGTCAACGCTCTTTCCTGAACCGGCAGAGCCTTTCATCACAATATATCGCTTCGTGCTTCGGTCTACCTCCCGGAAACACGGATTTGCCTTTATATTCAGATTCAATCGGCATCACCGCCGGTATCTTCTTCATCTCCATAATCGATAGTCACATTCAATTCCATATCGACTTTCTCTTCCACCTTCTCGGTGTACAATCCATATCGCTTGCCCAGAAGCTCCGCCGCCTTCAGCTTGTCCTTCTCAGATGGCTCTTTCTCCATCTTCCGAGCCTTTGTGCTTCCATCGCCCAAGCCTTCAATCACAATCTCTGTCGATTTGCTCTGTCCACGAAGCACGGATGTAAGATACTTAAGTACCTCATCCTGATTGGCAATCAGTGCCGCTTCTTTCTCCGCCATCTGGTTTTCTATATATTCTCTGATTACAAGTTTTGACAAGTTTTCAGTTCCGATTCTATTTGCCGTTTTCTTCGAATACCCTGCTCTGATAGCTGCTTGTGTGGCATTCAGATCAATCAGGTATTCATCACAGAATCTCTGCTGTTTGGCTGTAAGCTTAGCCATCACAATCACCATCCTTTACAATATCCATCCAAACAAAAAGCCTACCGCACCGGAGGATATGATCAGCTAAAGAGTACGGCAGGCATAAAGCAAAAGGCACCATGCAAAATGCACGATGCCTTCAACTTCCATTTATAATACATTAACTATAACACAGATATCTCGTCTCATGTTATACAAATAAGTCAAAAAACTTACAACTTTTTCACAATCTTTATACTGATTTTAGGTGTATGCAATCAAACTATACCCTCTTTTGATGCATGACACCACATCATCAAGCAGATTTTCGTCAACAATACCCTCCAGCATATCCGCTACATCCTCTGCTACATAATCCACATCGTAGCTGTTAATGCTCCGATCTATGATGTCCGTCACAACCGCCATATCATACGGTACATCCATGCCGGCACTCTTGTATGTTTCAGCATAACTTTCCAATCTGCTCTTTAATCTTTCCGGATCAATCAACTTTCCCATAGATTTTACCACCACCCTTTATAATCTCGATCACATCATCTAAGTTAACTACAAGTTCTCCGCCCATGCCGTCATTCCCGAACCGTTCGTATGATGCTTTCTTTAAACGCTCCACGGCATCATCTGTGTCATATGCGGTCGATTGCTTGTCAATCAAATTAAACAAATCGCTTACATCGTCGCTTGTGCATATGTGGTCGCTATACATAAGTCTGCCATTTTCGTTAAAATAAGCATCAAAGTGTTTTACTAATACATTTTTTAATTCGTCCGCATCAATCAATCTCATTCTTCGCCCTCCTGTTCTTTTATCAGACAATAATTGTAAGCCATACAGCCATCACAAGTCTGTCTTTGACATCCTTCCTCTAAATAATCCGCTCCATCTTCCATATATTCAGCTTCGCTCATCTTCATCACTCCAATCCAATTTCTGTCCGCACTGATGGCAGTAAACTAAATCACTTCTGATTATTCTTCTTTCGCATACTGGGCATAACCATAATGCTGTACAACCTAAATTTGCAATATATAGTGGTTTCTTAGGAATTTGCTTTTCAAGTGCTTGTATTGCCATTCCATAAGCATTTTCAAAAGAACATCCCCATGAAGTATCACATGGGATTGCTTTACCAAGTTCATTACAATCATATTTCAGTTCTTCAATAGCTTCACTCTCTGTCATATTATCCCTCGCTTTCTTCAATACAAAAATTCCAAAACCACCGAAATGCTTTAAGAATTTGCTCTTTAGTCGTTCCATTGTGTGTTGGCATTTCTAAGAACATTTTCAATGATTCAATTTTTTCATCTTCTGAATATTTTTCAGAATTTATGTTATGAACTATTGCACAAGCAACTCCTATATTCATCTAATTTTCCTCACTTTCTGACAACTCTGGATTGTCAAATATGTTGCCGATAACTTCATAAGACCCATCTAAGCGAGCATGATAGCCTGTATATTGTTTTACACCTACAACTTTATATGCTTCGCATGTATATTTAACCTGTCCTATATGTCTATGCGATTTACCATTATCATAGTATTTACCTTTAACGATATCATTCTCCCAAATCAGCTTGCCGTTCTTGTCTTTCAAGCCTGTACATTGGCAGATGGTGGATGGGTCTACTTCACAGAAATCTATACCGGTAACGTTCCAATCATCACAAGCAGTTCCGTTATATTTTTCAATAACAAGACCGCCTATAAATATTCTCCCATTTTCAAATCCATCATCAAACAGGTAGCCTTGCACCCATTCTCCGTCACTAATCCTCTTAGCCTTGAATAAATATCTATCTTCCATATTCTCTCCTATTCTGCTTCTGACTGAAGCCATTCTTTCCAGCATTTAGAACATTCCGTTTTTTCACAGCAACAATCGCACGGAATGTCCGCATACTGTGAGGAAATACCATCTTCTCCGACAATATCTAAAAACTCTGCTAACTCTTCATCCGACATATTCCTTATTCTGTCGGCTTTGGTCTGTGACTTTGCTTTTCCAATATCACTCATATTCTCCACCTCTCAATTCTTCAAAATAGAATTTCACATCGTCCGACATATGCTTCACAATTCCAAACCGCTCCGCCACTTGATATGGTATGCTATCACGCATAAGTCTTTTGTGTATTTCAGACAAGTAATTTCTAAATCCCTCAATATCTAAAGTGGCTTTATAGTGATTACAGCTCCTACAAGCAGGCATATAATTTGAAACGTCGTCTGATCCGCCTATTCTAAGCGGTGTTGCATGGTCTATCTGCATATCTTTGTAAGATATTTCTGTACCACAGTAAGCGCAATGTCCGTTATACATAAGATATACAGATTGTCTCACTTTTTTAGGTATTGCTTTTCGTTTATTCATTTTTACCTCTCAATTCTTTCAGTTTTTCTTCGGCTTCGGATTTCGTGAGAAATACTGTTTTACCAATATTCTCTAGAAAATAACAACTCTCACCCATGTCATCATCATTGATAGCATCAATTCTTATGACTGTTCTGTCTTTATGAAGCTGCTTAATATATAGCTGCAAAACACGCATCATAATAACCGGCTCTTTTGCTCCTTTATTTACCCGGTACAAAGTATCTCCCACCTTGCAAGGTAATTTAACAAGTCTGCCCTGCTCCTCTAAGTCCTCATAATCTCCAAGCTTCTCGCAAACACTTGTCATAATCTCACAGTCATCGCATTTGCTACTCGCCCCCAATCCGTTACACTTTTCAAAGCATTTCGGATAGTAGTGACCTCCACTGTCATTTTTCTTCGTTAATCTCTCCATATCATCACTCCTCTTCAAACATTTTATTTATTTCTTCATCGCTCATAATCGGAACGCTCTGTTTTTGACGTTCTGCAAGCGAATCTAACTGCATATCGGTTACGGATTTAGACTTTGCATCTTCGGATATATGTCTGCTGCTATAATCATTTTTAAGTCCATATACATCCGACCAACAATGATCTACCGACTGATTCAGAATCTTAATCGCTAATCTGGTATCTCCGCCGGACAATCTTTCAATTTTATTTTTCATACGCGTAAGTGCCTGTTTCGTAGCAATCGGCTTTTTAATCTTCTTACGCATATCCAAAAATTCAGCGAATGCAGAATTAAGATCGGGATCGTCATAATGTGTCGTTTTCGCCCCTATATTATTCTTATATTCTTTACTTCTTATATTCTTTACTTCTTTTATAATAGGGAGGTTCGTTATCTGTTCGTTATCTGATTGCATTTTGATTGCATCGGTGCTTGTGGTTTCATCGCATTTTTGCTTGTTATCTGATTGATACAAATTGTAATTTTTTATAGTAAATACGCTATATTTACTATGTGCTTTGCTTGTTATTTCGCCTGTGCTTTTAAGGTGCTTTAGCGCGTTGCGAATTTCATTGTCAGTTAAGCCTGTTTCAGATGCCAATTTTGATATGGAAGATGGAAAAGAACCACGCTCGATCAGTTCGCCTTTATAGTACCCATCTTTCCAATATGCAGACACAAGCATGTAAAAAAACAACCTAAATGTGTTGAAATCATCCCACCATTCCCATTCAAGAATCTTTCGATCTATCTTTACAAAGTTTCCCATAAAATCATCACTCCTCAAAGATTTCTATGTATTTTTCAAATCTTCTGCAATTTTAAGAAGATCATCACGCGTAAGATTCTTGCATTCTCCGGTGTAATATCCGCAAAGTTTATCTGCTGCTTTGATAACATCGTCAATCGCTTTATCGTAAATATCTTCAACTGTATTTACATCGTATGCATCACACAATGCCTGATGCTGTTCTCTGTATGCTTTCAGTTCTTCCAGCCATTCTGCAACTTGCCTATATTCTTTGTTTAATTTTTCAGCAATATCAGGGTCTCTTGAAAATATAATATGCCCCTTTTCTGCCAAGGCTTTAAATCTTTCTATTGATTCATCAATCGTCATTATCTACCACACCTCCACTTCTTAACTTCTTTATTTCTTCCTTGATATAGTTAAGCGTTGCATTTGCGCAAGCAAGCGTTTCTTTTGTACCACCGCAAAAGTCTATATCATTCAGCATATTCATTACATCGTCAATCGCCTTGTCATATCCATTCAGCGCATTCTTAATTGTTTCCGTCTCTTGCCTGGAAAAGCAATATCTGTAATCATCACCGCCCTCATGGTAAGATATCAAATGCCTGTCAAACTCTTCTGCATTCATTGACTATACACCGACTTCCCACGCTTTAAGCATTGATTTCTTGCTATCTATCGAAGTCTCGTTGTAATGGCATCCAAGTTCCCAATAATACTGATTCTCCGGTGTGTAAATCGTAACCTGTGACATATAATCACGTATCATAGCCATAGCCTTATCTTTCCGCTTTTTATCAAGAAAGATAATCGGTCGTATTCCGTACCGTTTCTTATATGACTTTTTCCACTTCCTATGATTCATCACTCTTCATCCTCCCGACACATCTATCCTGCTTCTTACATACATAATTCTGAATCTCGCTATCAGATACTCCGTACACCTGTTTCAGAATATCCATACAGATCATAACGTCAGCCATCTCTTCAATAAGATTGTCTCTATTATCTTTGCCACGCTTCATTTTGCTAATTGCCTGTATAAGCTCCGAACACTCTTCCATGCATACAGTAGTCTGCAAATCGGAGCCATAATGCTCAATACTTTTTTTCACTACGTTTGAATCAATAATAATCACTTTAATCTCACATCCTTTTCATTCATGCGGATTGAATACTCCAATCCGCACTCTTCTTTTAATATTGATATCTGATCGTTCCAATCGGTATAGTTTTCACCGATACACTCTGCCTTGAAATTAAACCGCTTCTTAAACCTATTTAAACGTTCTCTACCGAATCCAAATTCATCATGCAGTGTTACAGATGCAAGAATCAGAATCGTGTCAAGCATCATGTTCTTGGCATTATCCGTAAACTCCTGCAATGCCTTATCATCAATCCGCACAGGTATGTTATATGCTCCACGCTTCTTTAAATCGGATTCTAAGGCATCTAAGCCGTGTTCCCTTGCGTATCTAAGTGCATAAGACATTCCCTCACGTCTCGCCTGTTCTTCTTTGCTTTTGCTCATTTTCAATCACACTCCTAATTTTCTTTGTGACGTTTTCTCTTGTACCGCTCATATTGTTCCTTATGCATATCTTTCAAAGAATTATGTACAAACTTCTGCTGTCGAATACTCTCTTTAAATTCCTCATTTGCTTCTGTATATGCCTTATACATGTCGCATATTCCATGACAACCGATATGCTTATCAGAACAACCCATGCACGGTGCTGTTGGTTTTATCATTTAATCACTCCTGCTCAATGTTCAAATTCCTAAACATGGCACACATAACATCTACAACGATGCTATTGCCAAATTGCTTATATAACTGTGTGTTACTGTTGACTGCTGCCATTTTGTCAATATCTTCATCAGATACACCCATCAGCCTTCCACATTCTCTCGGTGTTAGCTTTCTGATACGATATTGGTTAATCATCACTCGGTTGTTGTGCCTTGGACTACTTCCATCCGTTGTTAGAGTTCCGAAAGTTTCTTTACGCACACTCATGTTCTGTTCGTCAATAGCAAGAACACTTTCAAGTATCATGTTGTCTTTCTGTACACTTGTCAAGCAATTACTTGTACCTTGTATATTTACCTCTAATCTCTGTTCTATTGGAATTCCTGTGGTTCTATCCGACGGATTATCTGGATTTCTACCACGCATAGCAACTATACACATATTGTCTTTGTGTGCACCTATTCCCTTATAATATCTCGATGTTACTGTGCTTTCGGTAGGGGTATCAATGTCGCATATTTTGGCATTATCTAAGCTATCCAAATGTCCTTCTGGCATTTTATTCAATTTGCACGGAATTTGCTCACATATTTTAATCTGTTGTGTTCCACCACAAGTAATTGTTGTGATACTAGGAGACAGACCATTTTCGTTGTAAACCGTGTTAGATTGATGTTTTCCTGTTCCATTATCCATAAATCCTAATTCCTCTACGATTACTTTAGGCTCCTGGTTTCCACCTTGCATTGTACTAAATGTTGGGGTGACCCCCACATTATAAATTCTGTTAGTGCTTTCAAATTTGCTTTGAAATGAACCTATAACTTTAACTTCTTGCATTCAATCACTCCTGTATTTAATGATGCATATTTTCCTATTGCATTTCCATCTTTTGAAATATGAGACAAAATGCAATTAGCAATAATCTTTTCTTTTGGATTGTTAATTGACAAATCAACCGCTTTCAACAATACAGTTTCCGTCCGACCGCAAATTTGAGATTCCTGCGTCATATCTTGCTTTGATACAGTTTGCAACTTCTCTTTGCTGCGGCTTATTGATTGTTCCATCAACGCAAGTCTGTCTGTCTGTCTGTCAAGATTGTGTTGTGGTAATGTACCGTTGTCAATAAGCTGTTTTATCAGCTTGTCAGCCTTTTCATTGTTGATGTAATACTTCTCGTCTACATTATCCTCTAGGTAGTCTTTGAGTTTCTTTTTAAGTGGTATAGGGTTCGGAAAATTATATGAATAATTCCCTAAGAATGAAAACATAAAACATCTGTTTCTATTTTGTGCTACCGCATAATTTTTAGCATTCAAATCTTTCCAATAGTTCGTGTAGCCTAAACTTTCCAAAAATTCCAACCACTTTTTAAAATCATCAATATTTTTCTTGCCGTGTACTTGTGGTACATTTTCCATGAATAAAATTTGCGGCAACTCTCCTCCACCATCTCTGATTTCTGTCAGTATTCTTTCAACTTCCCACAAAAGACCTGATCGTGTACCGCTGCCCTTAGACATTCCGGCTTGCTTCCCGGCAACAGACAGGTCCGTACACGGAAAAGAGTAAGTAAGTAAGTAAAGGTTTCTGTATCGCAAATATTCAAATCTTCTGCATGAACCTTAGTTATATCCATTGTAGGAAAATTCGTTCCATGTACTGCGTTATAGCTTGCAATAGCATACTTATCAAATTCCACAACCCTGTAATGCTCAAATTTTGCACCTATTCTTTTTAAAGCCATTGCTTGACTTCCGTAGCCGGCGAATAATTCTATTAAGCGAATAGGCTTTGTTATGCTGATTGGTTCTCTTGTGAAGTCAAATATGCTCATTTGATTATCACAAGAGTAATTTTCAAAATTCATACAACATCACCTCACATAAAATCACTTAATCTCATTTGTGCCATTTCGGTATCTAACCTCTGCTTTGATGCCTTGTAATAGTATTTGTCAAGCTCAAATCCAACAAATTTATGATTTGCGTTATAGCAAGCTATCAGACTGCTTGCACTGCCTACATGAGTATCAAGTATAATGTCATTAGGCTTTGCGTATCTGCTTAATAACCATTCATATAACGCAACTGGTTTCTGCGTTGGGTGTATGCGCTTTTCGTTCAATCTTTTATTACCCTGCTGGGTAGTACCTTCAGTAATTGATTTTCCTTGGAACATTCCTCGCCACATATAGCGAAAAATATCAACCCTATCATTCATACTGCAGTATGCTATTTCTGCGTCTGACTGGTCGCTTCCATCGTTGCATTTATCCCAAACGATACGACCACCTATTAGCGGATGATCAAAGTAATTGCAGCCAAAAATAATTTGATTTTTTGAAACCCTCATAAGTTCATTGAAGTAATCTTCTGAAGGGGGATCGTTATCCCAATTCCGATTTCCGTACTGCCCATCTTTTACGAATATTTTACTTCCGTTTTTCTGCCTAACATATCCGCTTCTATTTCTTCCACCGTGTTCCTTTCTCCCATATGGTGGGTCTACAATCGCAAGGTCAAAATATTTGTCAGGAAATTCTTTCATTCCTTGTATACAATCCATGTTATAATATCCAAAATCTAACATTTTTTACCAAAAGGAAACCTAGGTTTTATGCGCGCGTCCTGTTCCTTTCTTTGATTTTTAGTTAGTGCATACCCATACTCCCAAAATCTTCTAATGGGTAATCGTGTTTGTGGTCGTTTGCAAATACTTTAATTAAGCACTCTCCCGATTCTTGACCAAACTCGCATTCTTTACATCTGAATATCAAATCTTTCTGCCTGTCGGTCTCTGCGCAATTCATGCACCAATTTTTAGTAAAAATATCAAGTCCGTGTATCGCTTCTGTTATGTTATCTTCGTTTTCTCTTGTTAAATTCACTCTGAATCACCCGCTTTCATAAATACAACCCAATGCGTATCTGCTCTTTTGTTCCCGAATATAGGCTTGCTGCTAAAGCATTTTAAAACTTCCGATAATTTTATTTGCTGTTCGTTCCATTTAAAAATCAATGTTCCGTATGGTTTCAGAACCCTCATACATTCATCGAATCCTTGTTTTAAATCCTGTGGCCAAGTATCAGATAGCTTTCCATATTTCTTGGCCAACCAAGATTTTTCACCAACTCTTAACAAGTGCGGTGGGTCAAACACAACCATGGAAAACGTATTATCATCAAATGGAATGTTCCGAAAATCTGCTACTATGTCAGGCTTTATTTTTAATTTACGGCCATCACAAAGAGTATCTTCTAACTCTCTACAATCCATAAAGCATACATTAGGATTTTCTTTATCAAAATAAAACATCTTACTTCCACAGCAAACATCTAATATAGGCTTATTCAATCGCTTTCACCCTCCTTTAATAAATCCATAAACTTTTCATACTGTTTCTGCGACACCTTATTATGCTCTTTTTCTGGCTTTAAGCGGATTATAAGGTGCTTTTCAGCGATAGAGGATAATTCCCTCGCTAACACTTTTTTGCCTTGCTGTACGCCCTGCATATAGCCTTTAGGTGCCTTTCTCTCGCCTATTGAACCGCTTGCACGATTTTCTCCTTGGCCGCCTAAACTGACATTTCTAAGCTGATAACCTTTATCGGCGTATAATCTGATATACTTTTTTTCCGCTTCGTCAAGCTGTGAAGCCGGAAGATTCATAAATTCAACTCGCCATCCGTAAGGGTTTTTCTCTGCATCGTACAATCCGTGTGATCTGATACTTAAATCTATGTGTTGCTGATAACCGGATAAATGACTTGCCAATCTGCTGATTACATGTACCGCCTGCCCGATGTACGCAAACTTGAATCCGTTTTCATCCTCTCGAAGCAAGAAATATATACCGCTCTTGTCATTCAACTTAGGATTCACTTTGAGAAGTCTGTCTTTGTTATTTTTCTCAATCGCATACACTTGTCTGTAATTCGTAGCCACTTATGCCTCACACTCCTTTAAGTCGCTTGCTATCTGGTCTAAATCAGATACAATCTGTGCAAAGCAATCCGTTGGGTTCTCGCTCACAAGGTCTTTAATCGCCTGTACAACGTCGTCAACGCCTTGATTGTACTGATTCTGCTCGTCAATATTTACCACATTTTTCACTCTCCTTTATCCCTGCCGCCCACCACTTATAAAATTTAATATTTAATATTGAAATGTCCGTGTTCATTTACCCAATCAATAGCTTCCGCGTAGGTAATGCCGTTGTTTTTCAGAACGTACAGAAGGTTATGGAATTTAGGATGCGTTTGCTTTAAGCGTTCAAATCTGCTTTCCTTTTCTAAGTGACATCCGAATCCACACAGAACACATCCGGTTCTATCGCATCCGGTAGTATGTAAAATCGGTCTACCTAGTTCAAATTCTTCCATATCCATAAAATCTGAAAGATTAGTCTGCCCGGTCTCTTCATCATCTGTAACCACATCACCATAAACAGAACATATCGGCAAATTATTTTCTTTGATGTAAAGCAATACATCTTGTTCCGTCCAAAAGCTCATAGGGTTGCTGTGTGGTCTTTTTACATTGAAAGCATTACACCCATCCTGTAACCATTTCTGTGTACGCATAGTGCTTTCGCTTGCCATAACAGCTAAAATAGGTTTTCTTTTCGTTTGCTTTTCATAAGCAAATGCAGGTTTATGTTTCATTTCCATACAGCACATATCGCTTATATCAAATGGTGCATCAAGAAAGAATTTATATTTTTCTTGATTAAACTGACTATAATTTCCTTTTCTGTCTTTCAATTCTCCATTTAATCTGCGTAACCTATATTCTGAACCGCTAGGGATAACTCCCATCTGCAAACTCTTGTACTGTTCGTTCTGCTTGTCTATTCTCCTGTCTATTCCTAGCAGATCTGCCATGTAGCAAGCATACGGGACTGTCTGTCTGTCTGTCTGTCTGTCTGTCTGTCTGTCTGTCTGTCTGTTAAGATTGTGTTATTACATTTTTGGCTGTCAAGGTATTTAACGTATTTTCTTGCACCACTAACGCAATTTGAAACTTCTTTGCTTATCATTGGGAAACCATACTTTTCGCAAACTTCCGAAAATGAAATTTTTGGTTTCAAAACAATCAAATTTTGAAATGTCTGCGCAAATTTCTTTAATTCCGGATATTGCGTTGGAACATCGACAAACACCAACGGAATATCTTTATATTTGCAAACGTTTCGCACAATGTCTACCAATACTGTGCTGTCTTTCCCACCACTGAAACTGACGTAAACGCCTTCTTCTCCAAACCGATCGACCCATTCAGTTATCCTTCGTGCTGTCATTTTAATTTTTGCAGAAAGAGGAAGTGATTGCATCTGATACAAGTCTGTCATTGTATGTTTATTACCCATATCATCAACTCCTACTTAAATGGTAAATCGTTGCCTGTCAATCCTGTCGGAATATCCATGAATCCGGCATCGGAAGGCATCGGCTTCGGTGCATCCTGTGTATTACCGCCCTGCCTACTTTCGCAAAATTCGTGTTCTTCGACAACAACGTCTGTCGTGTACACCTTATTTCCGTCTTTGTTCGTGTAACTTCCTGTCTGGATGCGTCCTACAATCGCAATCTTTGTCCCCTGCTTCAAATACTTTTCTGCAAACTCGGCGTTCTTTCCGAAAGCAATGCAGCTAATAAAATCTGCGTTCTGTTCGTTCCCAGAATTGTCTTTTCTCTGAAATCTACGATCAACTGCAAGTGTATATCTTGCGATTGCCAACGGTTCTGATGCCTGTGTGTATCTGATTTCCGGGTCGCGGGTCAATCGACCCATCAAAATTACTTTGTTCATGTTTAATACCTCCATCTCTAATATGTTAAATCATCATATTCATTGCCCTTGACAATGAAATCCTCTGCATACGTCATTTCGTATGAAATTCCTGTCTCTTTACATTTGAACTCGAAACACGCTGCACTTGCAATCCACCGGCACACATACCGCTTGCCGTTCTTATCTTCGCAAATATCGTGTTCATAGATAAGCTCTCCATCTGTGTCTCTGCGTCCGGTACATCGGCAAATCGTGTCCTTGTCAATGATGTGTGCCATATCCATGAGAAGTTCCTTCGCAGATCGCATACATGCTCCCTCTGATTTCTCGATAATGAATACAAAATTGTCTTTCCAATCCTGTATCACAATGCCGCCATATACCCATTCTTTATTGTCTGCATCAATGGCTTTGCACTGCATAGCATCCTGTTTCATTCCCATTTCATAATTCCTTTCACACCAACAATCTTGGCAATAATCGTTATCGCCATCGTGAATAAACTTTTCTGCATCGGTTGTTGTCTCACCGCATCTGTCACACTCAAACACGTAATAGTCATTCTGCCTACCACAGTTAATGCAACCTTGCGGACATCCAACGCAATCATTTTCTTTCCATCGGCTCATCCACAACACCTCTCTTGTATTTTTCACCAAGCTTTAGCTTAACTCTAAGCTTATTTACTTCTCCTTTAAGCTTCGCATTTTCAATTGCTAAATCTTTTAATGGTTCTGTCGTCAAAGAGGTGATTTTGTTTTCATATTCAAAGACATCATATAAAGATGTTTCGATCATGTGTCGATTCATGCTGTAATACTTGGCAATCAACCCTTTAATTGTGTTTATATCCGATTCTTCCCCGGACAAATTATTTATTGCTGACTGATATTTTTCTATTTCTTCATGCAAATTTTCTTTCATCGTTTTATCTCCTTACATCAAAATTATCTGCATTTGACACATTCAATGGAACCGTTCTGTCCTGAATAACCCTACCATGCTTGATACGTGTAAGAAGTCCAAGTTCCAATCCGTTGTGTGGTCTCCACAGATGCAAGCAATTATCAACCATGTTTACATACTCACTCTTCTTTGGCATGATCTGATATGCTTCCTCTTCATCGTCGAAAAACGCATCTTTCAGCTCGCACATTGCATTCCAATCAGGTAAACGTCCGTTATACGGACAGAAACTTACATGTTCATAACCTCTTTCATTGTTAGAGAAAACAACGCTGCCCTTATACTTTCCGACCATGATTTCTGCGCTGTACGTATTGATGTCGATTTTCTTCACGTAGGAAAGAGTTTTCTTAATCTCTTCAATATCTTTCATGCTGTCACTCCTTTTTATTCTCTGTAACCGTCATATATTTCAATAAACGGTTCTTTCGTTCCGATGAAATCTTCTCCGACAACAATCTCGCCTGAAAGTTTTGCAAGTTCCATAAGTTCTTCTGTGCTTTCAACTTCGACATAAGCATCGCCATCCACAATTTCAACCTTATCCTTTAACTGTGGATATTTTATTAAAATAGGTTCTGCATCAATAATTGACGTTGTTATCAATCTAAATCTCATTTAATACTCCTCCCTTAAAACGGACATTCATTCGGATTCCGTAGCAACCATTCCCTGTTACGCTCTGCAACTTCCACATTCACATTTGGAACAGTTTTTTTCATCTTCTCAATGAATAAATTCTTATCAGCATTATTCTTCGATAAATGGCACATAATCACATTTTGCAAATCCTTTGAATTGTTCGCTTTCACAAAATCGCAAGCCGTGTCAATGCTCATATGCCCCCGATATACGTGGTTTACCTTTGCGGAATCTTCATTGTCGATTAAATCCTTGTCATAGTTCACACCTAAGAGAATGTGAGTTATGCCTTTGAATCGCCACTTAATTAAATTTGTGTCGGTTATATAAAGCATTCTCCCCATCTCTGGGTGAGTTATCAAAAATCCATAACAAGGACATTCGCTACCATCTGCATTTGTGTGTGTCCATCTGCCGTCTAATGTTGTTAGGTCAAATGGCTGTACTCTAAAATCTCCATTTCCAATCTTCATAGGTTTTTCGCTTATGTATGGTGCAAATACAGGTATTCCCATATTCTCAAAATCTTTTACCGACTTGCTATGGTCTGAATGAACGTGGCTGACTATGCAGCCAACCACGTTTCTTATGTTCCAATTCAAGCCTTTCTTAATCTCCTTAATCGGTATTCCGCAATCAAGGATAAGCGTTTCTCCACTTTCGGAAGTTAATGTGTAGCAGTTCCCGGAACTTCCTGTTGCGATACATTTAAGTTTCATCATTTCACACCTACTGTCATAATCGCTGGATTTACAACTCCGTCTCCGTCATAGTCATACTCTTTGTTATGCCACTTTCTCAAATACTCTCCGTATTCCCAGCACTGTGAAAGAATACTAACTGCGCATCCGTACATAAATCCTGTTATGCCCTCTGTGTCTGCTTCATGGCTCAATCTGTCTGCATTATCAACAAAGCACTTCGTAACATCATTGCTCTTGCCAATTTCTGCTTCTAACAGTTCAGCCCACCTTTCAGCATAATTGAAGCAAGCTCTGCTGTATTCGTCACTATTCTTGTCGTACCAATCCTTGTATTCTTTCTCTTTACCTTTAATAATTTTCATACTCACACCTCGATTTCATCATCCTGTGGGAACTGAAAATACTCGCTCGTTACCTCTTTGAATTTTTCACTGCTTAAAAGGCCCATAGCTCCTTGAAAAGTATTTGTCGTGGCTGTGTGATGATAAAACTCATTATTGCAATATGCTTCTCTAAGCATTGCCATAGCCTTAGTCGCCTTTTCTTTGGTTGAATATTCAGCTGCAGCGTCAATCTCCGTGCCCCCATATAATTGTATTTCTACGCAAGTATTTCTTTTTACACTGTTTTCATACAGAAAAACCAAACTGTTATCGTACGGAAAATCCATTGTTCCGTTCTGCGAAATTACTCTCATCCTTACTCTCCCTTCATAAACTCCGGCTCTGCCGATTCTTCGCTCACGATTTCTGAATCTACAACATCCTCGTCAAAGTCAACGGAATTGGCGTTTTCTTCAATCTCACTTTTTGAAATCTGATATACCTCGTCCATTTCCATCTGTGCCTGTCTCGCCATAGGATCGTAATTCTTTGGATATTTTTTCGTCGCATTGTTGCACATTTTACGGACAATCATGCTTTCCGGCGTATCAAGCCATGCGCCGCTGATATATGGTCTTGCAATCTCGCATTTAAGCATTTCATCAACGGTTTTGCATAATCTAAGAGCATTAAGAATCTCTTCTTTTTTTGCCTTAATCTCCGATTTCTGTTTTTCCGTTGCTTTATATCTATCAGCACAAATTCCAAAAGTAACATTCATCAAGTTTTGCTTAACATGCGCCATAAGATTGATTTTTACGCTGTCGCGGTCTGCCGAAAGATATGTGATATTTCCATCATTCAACTTCACAGGATATACAACCCTGACAGCCTTATCTGACAAGAATTTTTCTTCCCATTCCGGTTCTGTAACTGTAAGTCCTTTGTGTTTTGGTGGGATATATACATCTCCTTCCTTAATTACCCAATATGGATATACCTGTTTTACATCCTTGCCATAATTAGCAAGCAATGAATCGTAGCCGCTGCCCTCGATTCCCATTTCTACCTGTTTCTGCCAAACATCCTTCCCTGTCTGAGGATCAGTTCCAACTTTTACATTTCGTAACTGAAAATAACACTCTCTTGGATATGCGCTTGCATTCAATTTAAGAGATGCACAACGCTTTACAATCCCTCTTAAATTGCTTGTATCAAGGGTTCCCATACCGCTAACCTTTGGGTCGTTTTTGACAAGGTTGTAAATACTTGTCATTGCTTCCATAGCGCACTCTTTCGAGTAATCATCCATCTTCATCCCGCAAGATTTATAATCTTCAATAATCAATCCTGTCATTGCATTGCTCCACTCACTTAACGAAGTGGTAAATTCTTTCTTCTCTGCTACCTGCGTATTCTCTGCCATATTACTTTCCCTCCTAATCTTCTTTTACTTCCATTGCCCTAACATAGCTTCCACTACCCAAATAATCTTTCACGGCTTCGAAATTCTTTAATGGCGGAAACACAATAGGGTATTTAAGTCCATTTATCTTCACACGGCCATTCACAAATTCGTAAATATGTCCGGCTTCAAATGTAAAAGAATTGCTATCGACAACAAAAATCTTTCCGTTGTAATACTGCTCCTGTTCTACAAGATCAATCATTTCGTCATTGCACCAATATCCATGATTCTTCACGCAATGACCGAAGCAATCATGGAATTTAGGTGATTCTTCGTCAAACTCAACCGCATAATCAAGGGCGTCCTGATTGTCCTTTTCGATATACTCAACTACTCCTATTCTGCCCCAAAAATTCCGCCCAAGCTCCATAGGATTCACAAGCTTCACTCTGTCTCCAACCTTAAATTTACTCATAATCTCATTCCTCCATGTTCTTAATAATCAGTTTCTTGTCGTCAGTTCTACGAATAACAATCAACTGTGTGTCAATCTCCGGTATTCTCCATGCATCCAGGGATTCCGTATCGTCAATAATGATTGGCATTTCCACGTCATTCTTACGCTGGAATGCACGACAAATATCAATCTCTGTAAGCAACTTTGCGCCGTGGTTCATGTTGCGGTTATATGGTTCTCCCTTATACACGAACTCACAGCACTCTTCTGTATCTCCGTTGATAAGCGGTCTGAATAACCGCACTTTGCAAAACTCCAAATACTGATTTACATTTTCCGAAAGAATCTCATTTTTCTTTCGGTCGAGTTTCTTCAATAAATCAAGGATTGATTCCTGATCGGCGATCTTCTGTTGCGTGTCTCTCTGCTGTTCACGAAGCTGTGATATCTGATTGTCAATATAATCATTGACCGATGACTTTCCGATTTTCTCCGTCACATCCAACAGATCATGTTGCAGTTTTTTAAGTTCCTCTTTCAAAGAATCGGTCAAATTTGAACCAATCGCTTCCTTATTATAAAGAGCTTCTTTTTCGTCCAATTCCAACTTGACTTTCTTGTATTCGGAAGTGTTCGTAATATCAACGCACACCGGCATACCATCTATACGATTGTTCAGCGAATCATATTCGATCTGTAAATCTGATACCTTCTTGCCAAGTCGCTGTATTTGCTTCTCTGTCTGTTCAATCTCTGCCTTGCAGCGTTCAAGTTCCGATTTCTCGAAGTTCCCACTTGCAACAATGTTGTCAAGTCTCTGTTTCTTTGTCTCTTCGTACCTCTCCCGGATTTCGTCGGCATTATCCAGCTCTCTATGGCAAGTAGGGCAGATTGTGTCATTCTCTCCGATTGTCTCTGTGTTGGTCCGCTTCCAATCTTCTGCATATTGCTCACGAAGAGCAACATGTCGCTTAAATTCCGATTCAAGGCTCTCTTTCTTGCGCAACAGATCATTCTGAATGTTCTTCTGTGCAATCAGTTCCTTATTTGCATCAAAAGACTTCTGTGTAAGCTCCGCTCTCGTATTATCAAGATTCTCGTTCGCCTTATTTTGCAAACCGGACAGTTCAAATTTAAGGTTCAAAATCTCCTGTCCTAATGCGTCATGCTCCGCCGATGCATCCTTGATTTTTCCGTTTACAACTTCGATTTTGGATTCAATGTCCGACTTCATAGACTGCAACTGCGACACGTCAATATCCGTCTTTTGCTTCATCAATTCGTCGATACGTGGTGCATATTCATCTGCGATCTGCCGAAGTCCTTTAGACGATGATTTTCCACGCGAACCATTCAGAGTACGATTGCAACGCTCCTTTAATTCCTTGATTGTTCCATCCTCAAGCATCGGTAATATAGATGCAAACTGTTCATCTTCCTGTGCGATATCTAATGTAGTTTTATCTCCAAACGTTTTTTCAAGCACTGTTCTCTGATCTGGTGGTGCCTTCTTCAGTAACGATTGTGCATTCAAACAATATTGAAGTCTGTCAGCATCCAAGAACTCATCTGTCAGAAACTCTGCGTAATCCTTTGTTTTCTTTAGTATTCCGTTAACGTATGGATCAGCATTATTTCCCTCAAAATCTCCATTCTTATTAAGTCTCTCATAAAAAACCTTTTTCAGTTCTTTCTCTGTGCCATCTATCTCAAACGTAACTGCGCACGTTGTCTCGATTCCTGAATAATCATTTCCGGATTCATCATGTGGTCGGATTCCTGTGATTTCCTTGCCGTTATCATCCCGGCAATTAAGCACATACTGCACAGCGCGCTTGATGGTTGTCTTGCCGGATTCATTCACTCCGCAAATCTCTGTTCTTTCGGAAATGTCAGCATCAACAGTATTCGCACCGAAGAATTTACCAAAATTCTGCAAAAAAATATGCTTAATTCTTATCTTCTTCATGTTGAATCTCCTTTCTCATAATTTCGTCGATTGCGCTAAACGTAAGATCATACGAAACCTTATTCAGCCGATCTCTGAATTTTTCGTCTGTAATCGACCGACCAAGAATCATTGACCCGATCAATCGTGTTGTAATCTCGGCATCTGCGCCACCTCTTACCGCTCCGGCATACAATTTGAACATCGGGAAATCCTTAAATTCCTCTGCCAAGGTATCAACGGATGCGTCCTTCGTGTTCTCGACATACTCCGCCAATCCTTCCTCGAAAGAAACAGCCTCGTTCAGTTCATCTTCTAAGTTCAGTTTGTTCAAATCGAACATATTCTTTACTTCTCCCATTTCTTTTATTTCTCCCTTCCATTTTTCTATAAATTCTTAATGCTTTGTCGATTTTGTCATAGTTCCAATATCCATAGATCATAAGTACCATTCCGATAATTAAGATAATCTTCGGAACCAACTGAAACTCATCCGAAATCGAATATGCGCCCGCAAGTGCCATAATGCTTCCAGCAACCACGTATGGGTTGAATCTGCTCATTTTCTCGCCCTCCGAATGTAATTGTCAACGGTTACTCTTCTTCCTGTGTCCTTGTGAACCAAGAACAAATGGAGCTCCGTTTCTCTTCTTACCATCCATTCATCTACGTTATAGCCTTGCGAATGAACGATTTCTTTCTGTGTTCTTGTAAGTTTCTTGGGTTGCTTCACTACACATTCTCCTTCCCTAAAAATTTGTTGACAAAGTACAACTGCCCTTTGCCAGTAATCTTAGTTGTGCGTGTAATTCTTACGCTTCCATCAGGGTTCTGCACGTTGCTTTCTTTCACTTCAAACAATCCCTGTTCGACATATCTCTGCATCGGCATATTGCGTGACGAACCGCTCTTACACAGATATCCGTTGCTCCGAAGCCATTCAAACAACCTCTTCTGCCCGATCTGATAACCATTCTGGCAAATCAGCTTCGCCAAATCTCCGATAAGGATAGATGTCCGGCTTGTTGCCACCGCATCTGCAAATATCGCTTTCGGTTTCATCTGCTCAATTCTTGCCTGTTTCTGCTCGATAATCTTGTCTCTTTCGGCGATCTTGTTATGTGCCACAAGCAACGCCTTTGAAAGCAATTCATCGTCAGATAGTGTTTCTTGCCCGGCTATATATCCGCCATTCTTACGGATTGACGGAAGAACCTCTGACGTTACCCATTTGCGAAATTTCTTTGCGTTTGGTTTGTCGCTTCTTAATATAACTGCGTACAGACCGCTTTCTGTAATAAACCATGTTTCTCCTTGACGGGGTAAGTCTAACTTACACCGTTCGTCATCATCTAATCTCGCAGAGACAACACGGCTGTTTGAAAGTTCTAATGCCTTGCACACATCAGGCAAGCAAAACATAGGTTCATTATTCGCTAATACTGTTCGGATTTCTCCAAATTCTTCATTATTAAAAATCTGTAATTCGTTCATGTTTCTCCTTTCTTGTGTTATAATTCCCTTATCAAGCAAGGGAAGGTGGTGCAATATGGATAGTAGTTGTTCTGAAACATTTGCGACATACGAAACTGTCAGCAAAGGAACGTATGTGTGTATGCAATGTGGCGGAGAAAACCAAAGTGGAATTATCACCATAAAGCATAGCGGCGAAATGTTGCCAGAATGCAAAGAGTGCGGATATACTACATGGCTTAAAGTAATGTAGGATTTTTGAACACTCTTTTTTCTTCTGCGAGCGTTTGGTCTGTAACCGCCAAGTTATCATCAACCAAATGCTCAACGAGGAACGTTCTTTTTACAACTCTTGTTCCATTTCCACATACTTGTGAAATGTGCAGATACATCTTTCCATCCTTGCAAAACGGAACAGCAAACATACTGTTAAGAAATTTCCACTTCACAAAATGCTTGTTAAAAAATGCAACTGCTCGATTTTTAACCTTGCTCACCAAATAGCCTCCTTCTTGTAACTTTTTAAGTTACTCTTTAGCAAAAAAAATATCCATCGGATTTGAAATGTTCAGCCTGTCTATCATAATCTGAATTTCGTCGCTTCCAAAAACGCCCTTCTGCATTCTGCTGTAAAATGTCTTTGGAGTTATCCCAATCATATTCGCAACATCTGCCTGCGTCTTTCCGTTTTCTGCTATGATTCCTCTAAGTTTTTTTGCGTTTACCATGTCTTATTGTCTCCTTCCTAACCTTCGTGGTAACTTTTTAGGTTACTATCATTATACAACATTTTTGTAACTTGTCAAGTTATTTTTTTCTTGACTTGTAACTTTTTTGTGTTATAATTGAATTACAAACAAAGGAAGGAGGATATACAGATGACAATAGGAGAAAGAATAAAAATGGCAAGGGAGAAAAACGGAATAGCGCAAACCGATCTCGCAATAAAGATCGGAGTAAGCAAACAGACATTATTCAAATATGAAAATGGAATTGTAACGAATATCCCAAGCGATAAGATTGAGGAGATCGCAAAAATCACTCATGTTTCTCCTGCTTACATCATGGGATGGGAAGATAATCTTAATAATGCAGATACAGATATTATAGCCGACATTTATTCTGATATGAATATGTTGGAAAGCGTAAAAAAACTTATAACTTTATCTAAAGAGCATAAGCAAACGATTTATGACAATATAGATTATCTTTACGAGAAAGAGGGGCACTAGATGCCCCATTTCTTTTTGAACGATTGAATCATTGAATATAAAAATTTTAGGAAAACTTCGTTTTCACATTTTGATATTTCTTCAACAACCTTTTCTTTGTAGCTACTCCCCATAGAAATGCCTCCTTTCTTGACAATTATACCACCGCTCTTATTTACAAAACAGACTGTTTTTGTCGTCAAACTTATAATATAATCGTCCATTATCGACAATCGGTAAAATTAGTGCTATAATGTGAAGAAATAAATACATGGAGGGATTTTTATGGATAACAACATGAACTATCAACAATTTCAACAACCAATCAAAAAGAAAAGGAATCCAATAGCAATAGTTTTAATTATTGTTTTGGCTTGCGGGAATATTGCTTTAGGAACTATTCTTTTCCTTAGCAATCAAAAATTAAATGACAAAATTGACGAGAAACAATCATCATGTGACAGCATTCAAAAACAATATGACAATTTGCTTTCCGAAAATCTTCAATTAGATACCGATTATGAAAAATTAAAAGAAGAAAACGAAGAATTGCAGGCTCAAATCGAAGAATTGACAAACCCAAAAACAGATTTAGAAGAATCAGAAGAAGCTGGGGAACTGTCTGACGAACTGAACACGTTTGTAAATTCAAATATGGAAGATGTCAGCATGTTTAGGTCGGACGTATCTTATGATGAAGTTGCAAGACATCCAAATGACTATGACGGGGAATTGTTGACATTTAGTGGAGAAGTAGCCCAGGTTATCGAGGGCGACGGAACAACAGAATTAAGAATTGCTGTCGATGGAGATTATGACGACATAATTTATGGAATTTACGATAACAGAATTTTAGATTCAAGATTACTTGAAGATGATAAAATACAGTTTTACGGAGAATCTTGCGGAATAATTAGTTATCAAAGCACTCTTGGAGCTACAATATCAATTCCGTCAATGTCAATTTATAAGATTGTAATAAAATAAAAAATAAGGCAGAGGTTTTTATCTCTGCCTTTGCTTTTACATATAGGGCGATAGCACTTAACTACCGCCCCGACCAGAATATTGAGGGGGATTCTGGTGTTCCTATTGGGAACATATTTATAATAGCACTATAACTTTGATATTTCTATCGAAATCGTGCGTCAAAGTTCGACATCTATTGACTTAGTGAATAAGAGACATAAATGTGTTATATCCAACAATTCCATCAACCGTAAGCTGATAGTCTCTCTGATACTGTTTTACAGCAGATTCAAGGTTAGAACCGAATATACCCGGACATTCAAGTTGACAAACATATCCTTTAAGCATCAACAGTATTTGTACCGCAGTGACCATATATTGTTTCTCTCCACGCTTGACATAATGACTTCCAAGAGCTGTCTTAGAACCATTACCCCAGATGCCATCAACAGCAATTCCTTTCTTGTAATCAAGATTGATTGCTGTCTGCAAAACCTTAATTCCGGCTTTGATTGTGTTGACTCCTCGGATTCCATCAACAGAAATTTTGACACCAGCAAAATTATTTGCGTGTGTCTGTCCGTTTCTCACGATTGCATCTTTTCCCGGCACATTTGGAACTGGATTATTTTCCGGCTTGCTGACGTCAGCAGAAACAGAACCATTTGTAATATAGTCAAACGGATAATTCTTTCCCGGACACGCTGTCAAACCGACATCTCTGTGTCTAACAACTGTTGTGATTTTATATTTGTTCTTTAAGTAAGCGACAAGCTCCTTAATCGAATTTTTCTGTGCATCTGACATTGTTTCATTCTCGAAGTTTCCTTCTGCACAAATTCCGATTGAATTATAGTTAGAACCAGAAGCGTGCGCACCGATTGCGTATTCAGGACGTCCTCGATAGATTTTACCATCCTTGCGAACATAAAAGTGATATCCGATTCCAGACCATCCTTTAGCTCTGTGTACGTTGTGAACAGCTTCAACAGAGCCATTCATTGCTGCATGGTGAAGAATAATTCTCTTTGTGCTTGATCTCTTTGATAAAGTTCCGAATTTTAAGTTTGTTTCAATAATGTTCATGGTTATTTACCTCCTAAAAATAAACATCAAAACAAGACCTACATATTCCATTAGGTCTAAAAAATTATATAAAGCCATTAGGCTATATATCGTTATGCTACTTAAATTTATGTACTTATTACAACCGCATACATATGCGTAATAACTAAGTTGTTCGAATTAGTATTTGAAAATGTAATTGTTCGATCTGAATTAACAGACATACTAACAAATAATATTCCGTTTGTCGTCATATAGGGAATGCTACATCGAACAATTGGTATAATTACTGACTGCCGCAAACCACTATTGCCATCATAGTAATATAATCGTAATCCGTTATAGTTACTGGAAATAGCTGGAGTTGTAGCTGTTTCACCACCTCTAACGACTACACTACCAGCAATATATTTCCCTTTGATATCTGCTATATTCGAGTTTAGGGTACTTAACGCTCCTGTCACAGTTCCATCTCCAAGCGTTGATATATCTGTTGTTCCCATCTTTGATAGCAACCATCTTACATTTTTGAAGATAGTAGAAACTTTGCTAAAAATCGAAGCATGTGTTTCTCCACTTGTCAGCAATGCTGGTGCCGTAGAATCGCCTGTTGTTGAATCGTTCGATGTGAATGTTGTAACATTGGATTCGCTGTTACCATTGGTCGCTAAAGCTCCGATATTTTCGCATGTGATATTGACGTTTCCGCGTCTAAAATTTGTTTCATTTGCTCCCTTAACGCCTGTTACCGGACTTCCAGCTAAGATATCCCATTTACCGGCTACTGTCTTATACACATTGCTTCCTGCCGGTTCTGTGATTCCTGCACCCTCAACAAAATCAGAAGTGGTAACAAACTCATCGGATATATTGTACATATCACCGGCAGATGCAGAACCAACAGACGGAAGATTTGCAAATGTCACAGTTCCCATCGGTCGCAATGCTCCGCTGAATGATTCAGAAATGGCTTTTGCTTGCTCATAATATTTCTTTGCGTTTGCTTCTGACGTTGCGGCGTTAGATGCACTTGTGGATGCCGCCGACGCTTTAGATGTGGCTGTTGAAGCACTATTGCCTGCCGCTGTTGCACTTTGGGCTGCTTCACTCGCCTTTGTGCTTGCCGTAGATTCGCTTGTAGCGGCGGATGATGCACTCTTGCTTGCATTACTCTCTGACGTTGCAGATTTGGTTGCAGATGCACTTGCTGATGATGCACTTGTAGCGGCTTCACTTGCCTTTGTGCTTGCCGTACTCGCAGAATTAGCAGATGCGATCGCACTCTTGCTTGCCTGTTCACTGTAATACTTTGCGTTGTCTGTATTTTCGCCATCACGAACACCTGAACCGCCGATAGCGTATGATTGTGACAACTTTGCATTGTCGTATGCAGAATTGCTACTTGTCGTTGCTGAATTTGCCATGTTTGTCGCTTTGGCTGATTGTTCTGTAATCTTAGCAAGATAACCCGTTTCAAGCATCGCATCAGTAATTGAACCATTCTTAATAAATGCAGAAATGGCTCCTGTTTTATCGTTAATCGAAAATGCGATTGTCGCAGAATCCTCGAACTCGTATTGTGTAATAAGCGCAGACATATCTACATATTGTTTAGAACCATCTGATAACGTAAGAACAAGTCTCTGATTTACATAATCGTACGAAAAATTCACAGCAATTTTTTCTAGGTTTGTATCATAATCTACATGTGAACCGTTCTTGTACGTTACAGTAATAACGCCTGTATTGCTATTTAATGACACGTCTGAAACCATGCCATTTACGACTTGCATATCTGCCTTAACGGTGTCAAGCGTAATGATACGATCGTCCAATTTATCAATCGCACTATCGCCAGCATTGAGGTTTGTTGCGTTCAATGGTGTGTTTGTGCTTGGTCGATTCAACCAATTTATTCTATTGAATATCTTACTCCATCCTTGTGACATTGCTATCTACCTCCCAACTTCTTCTCTAACTCTGAAATTCTCTCGTTCTGCGATTGCACTGTTGCTACAAGATCAGCAATCAATTCCTCATATCGAATTGCCTTACCACCATTTTCCCCTGTGTCAATATTTGCATCACAGTAAACTCCCCAATCGCTCTGCATAGAATCGTGAAGCTCCTGTGCGATAAATCCATGATGCAAGCGATCGGATGTGCCATCTTTATACTTGTATTCAACAGGATTCAAGGCATAAATAAAGTCACTAGATTTGTGTGTGTCTAGTGACTGAATATTTATCTTGATGCTTTTGTCTGAGGAAATAACCGGCGAAGATCCCAAATATGCAGTTCCGCTCGTAAAGAAACCAGCCGTTTCCACTTTAGCATAATCTCCGGTTTTTGGGTATCCATCTTCATATACTCCAACGCTCGTCGGTGTAATTATCGTGTGCCTTAATTTTGCTCCAAGAATAGATATTAGCTCCTGCATAATTAAATAACCGACATCATCTTCATATGCTTCTGCTGACAATCTCATTTCTGAATACTTTTGTCCATTGTAATAAAATTCACTCTTAAATGTTTTTGCATTGATGTCGCCTTCGATGTTTGCGTCATTGCAAGTCATTTTTCCTTCTTTAGTCACGCTAAAATTGTCAGAGGTTATAGCAATATTCTTGCCTGTAAGATTTATTATTCCGCCGGACAGAAGATTGATTACGTCGCTTGCAGACAGATTTATATTATCTGCGTCAACCTTAAATTCCGTTCCACTACCTGTATCTCCGATAAGCGATACTTGAACAATTTTGCCTGTTGCAGAATCCACGCGTAAGACAATTTGCTGTTCAGTTTGTTCAATTCGTGTAGACAGTTCGTTTTCTGCGTCCGTTGCGCGCTTAACTTCCGATTTCAAACCTTTCTCTGTGACTTGTACGGATGTCTTAACTCTCTCTGTCGTTTTATTCAGGCGTTGAAGCTGTGCGGTCACGCCGTTCATATCGTTTTCAAGCATTTCTTTACCTTTACAGATATAAGCATCTCGAAGTGCCTTAATTCCGGTTAAATCACGTTGAAAAACATATGTTTCAAATCCATATCCGTTTACTTCACCGCTGATAAAATCTCCACATTCAACGTATGGTTGTCCCTTTATCTTTGATGAATTGATTGGTCGGTAAGATATAGACGAAATCTTACTCAACAAAGAATTCGCAAGTGCTGTAATCGTTTCGTGTGTCTGCCCCATAATCACGAAGTTATCTTGCACGTAATATGGATTTTGATTGTACTCCGTCAATACCTGTGCGCCATCTGAATCCACGATTATTACACCATCAATGTTCGATGTGAAGAAATCTTCGACTAACGGATACTCATACATAAGTGACGTAGGAATATTGAATGAATTTTCGCTACTTTCACTTCCAGCAGATGGGTATAAGTCGTTTGCCGGGTATAAATCATCAGCTGGCAACAACATAGAAGATTCAAGTGACAAATAATCAAACTTGCCATATCTATCCATGCGTCCAAACACACCGCTGATTTCACATATCTGTTTCATTAAAGAAAGTCCGTTGATTCCGTTTGACGAATCAAGCTCCTTTGTAAGCATGATATTGTCTGCAATCAGCGTGGCTTCGTTCTGCTCCACGCCGACATAATTGCAAAGACTGTCCCTAAAATTCTTTACACTGATAGGAAATGTAAGGTTATCATACCAATCCTTGACATCCACATCGAAATACCGCATCTTATCATATGCGGTCAGTTTCTTGTAATCTTTGCCGGCATATTTCTCTATTGTTTCAACATAGAACACGCCCAACGGAATCTCTGTTTTGTTTGTGATAAGTACCGGCTCGATTTCATATCCTTTAATTCCACTATTCAGATTGAATACCGTCAATTCAAAGCTGGATGCATTACAACCGCCGAATTTAAGCTGTTCTTCTTCACAAATTGATTCGTGCAATGTCATTTGTTCCGATAGCACATCCGAACCCTTGATAGTTGGAAATGCATTATCTTTGAATCTCACTTCCAATTCAATCGGTGTGCCATCTTCGATATATAATTTTTTAATCTTTTCCGAAATCTTAATCATACTGTTTTCACTCCATAAGAAATCCATGCCATTCTTGTTGATAGATACTTGATTTCCTTTTCATCAGCAAAGTACATAGTTGGTTCAAAATCAGCCATGTACATATCACTTGTCACATACTTATCCAATTCAGGCACATAAACTTCAACACTTGCTTTTTTCTCAACTGCATTTGTATAGTTGTCTTGAATATTTGCAAAAATGCTTGACACCTGCGTATTATCAAGCATATTTCGTGTCTCAAATTCAACTTTCGGTGCAGTATTTTCCAAAGCCGTTCTATGTAAAATTCCATTTACATCACGCGTTGAATCCAAGTCTTGTCCGTAGTTTGTTGCCTTATATGTTTCAGCCTTAATCATTGAAAGCGGAAATATGTAATTGCCAATCTTAATTAAATAGCCTTTATATGCCATATAAAAACCTCACATAAAAAGGGCAGACACATTTACGTGCCTACCCTATAAATTCTTAATATAACAATGGGTTTGTTCCTGTTCGGTTATACGCTTGTCGGTTTGATCGCTTCACGCTCTCGAATATATCGTTTGACGATATTCCTGTATCTTTCGCAAGCAACTGTCTAAGCAATTCGTTCTGTTCGCGCAATAGCCGGTTCTGATCTGCCTGTGACATCGACATTCCATCTACGATGCCACTTGCAATGTCTGTTGACATCCGACCTGTGTCAATAACTGTCGATGTGCTTGTTGCCACATCTGTGTTGATTGATGATGCAATATCCGCTGACATATCAGCTAAATCTTGCAATGGGTCTGTAAACTGCAAGGATGTGTTGAATGCAGATGTCAAATCCGTAGCCATTCCGCTTGCATCACTTAACAACTTAGGCATGGCACTTTCCATACCCAAACCGATGCCGGGTGGCAAGAATTGACCGATTTCTTTATTCCATAATCGAGACGGAGAATGAATACCAAACGCACGTTTTAATGCAGATGTCAATCCTCTTGCAAGAGACACGATACCGCCGACAAGTCCGGCTGGGCCTGTGCTATTCCATTTGTTTGTTAAGCCGATCCTAAGTCCGTTGACAAGGTTCGCTCCGATCGGATTCCAATTCTCACGTTGAATTATTCCGCTCGTATTCTTTGTATGTTTTCTTGTATCGGATTCAACACCACCCCATTGATTATTTGCTCCACCACGAAGTCCTCCTAAAGCGCCAACAAATGCGTTAGTCACGTTCTTTCCACCGTTTGATGAATCTACTTTCATCTTAGCAAATTTCTGCGCCATATCGGTTGCCATGCCATTAAGAGTTGTGCCAGAACCATTTTTCATGCCTGTAATTGCATTTATCACAGATGTTGACATTCCACCGGCTTTTGCGATTGCGTCAGACGACATACTGGAAAATGCACCAATTACAGATGCCGACAAAGTATTAGAAGCACTTGTTCCTCCGGTACTCATGGCGTTAAACTTTCCGATTACATTATTATGCATTGCAAGTGCATAATTTCCGACCGACGACGACATATTTGACATGCTTCTTGTCGTGTTCTGCGACATTTGAGACATCGTAGAACTTGTTGTGTTTTTCGTGTTATTCAAACGTTCTGTAAGTTCTTGATATGCACGAATAACAGGCGTTTTATTTTGCTCTACATTCTGTTTATACTTGTCGCCATAATTTGACATATTAGACAAGTGAGTTTTTGTCTTGTTATCCGTGTCATTTAAGCTTTTTGTCAGATTCTCGTATGCACGAATTATAGTTCCGGTATTTTTGTACTCGCCCGTCTTGTACTTGTCGCCATAGTTAGACATCTGCTTTGCGGTTTTTTTGTACTGATTGCCATAATGGTAAAGTTCGTCCGCTGCTTTTCCTGTTACAGTGTTTGTATTCTTTGTCTCGTCTCCGATTCTACGCATTGTAGGTGGAATCTTTGCGCCCAATTTTTCTGCTGTATCAAGTGCTTTTGCAAATGCATCTACACTATTCATACCGCGATTCATGTTGGTTTCCCACGCATCCGCAACAGCTGCAGCATTTTTTTGAGCTGTTTCCGTTCTTTGATTATTGAATAATTCCAAAGCTCGATTATAAACAGACACGTAATCTGTGTCGTTTGTGTCTGTTGGGTCGGATGGGTCTAACGATCCTATATTTTTTACATAATCTATTGTTTTTTCTACCGCAGAATCAATCTGCTTGTGAAATTGTTCGTATATCTTTTGCCCGATTTTATATCCGATGATTGCCGCGCTTATTCCGGCAAATAAAGTTGTGCATAAAGCCGCTCCAATTTCATATGCAGTTCCGGCGCCGAATAAAACCGACACATTTGTCGTCATTCCTGTCCACGCAGTCCCCAAAAGTCCTTTTATAGAACCTTGGATTGCGCTTATTGTGCTTGTTGAAGCTGCCGCACTTGCCGCTGCGCTTGTCGCACCACCTGTAATAGCTCCTTTAATTGCATTTATTGCAACATCCGATAATTTAACCACTCCAATAGCAAGAGACAAAGAACCGATAGTAATTCCTATTGCTTTTGGAATACTAATATTTCCCTCTTTATCGACAAGCCACTTTGCAACCAAGTCTGCAAACTTACTGAACGATGTATTTTCGTATAACCAATTTCCAACCTTAAATCCAATTACCGCTGTTGTAATTGAGATAGAAATTGCTTTGCTAAGAGGAATGGTTTTATCGCCAATTCCTGTTGATATTTCCTTTGCAAGCAAATTCTTTAACACGCCTGTGGCAATCTCTTTACCGCCATGCATCCATTTAAAAGCACCGATGGCAATTACAACCGTATCAAGGTCTAATTCGGTAAGGAAATCAACACCACCTTTTAATACATCCGACCATGATATATTTTTTAAGGCAGTAAATATTGTATCTTCGATTCCATCTACCCAACCATTGATAGCCTTTGCAAACTTCTTAAAATCAAAGTTTTGGAAAAATCCGTTTATTCCATACGCAATGGACAATCCAAGGTCGTCAAAATCAAAGTTATCTGTAAAACTAAGTGATGCAGTAATTGCAGTGTTTAACGAATTTGCAATAGTTTTTCCTGTTGCGTAGAAAAGCTGTGGAGATATAAGACCTGTTAAAAAGTCTGCCAATCCTTTTCCAAAATTCTCCGCACCCTTGTAAGCACTATCCCAATCAATGCTTTCAAGTTCTTTCGTCAGATTTATTCCGATGTATTCTCCGAGTCCTCTAAGGTTAGAAATGGCACTCTTGTAAAGTCCGTCTGTCTCTGTGACGTTAAACTTCATTCCACCACTTGAGCCACCGGAAGATGCGCCGCCACTACCACCAGAGCCACCACTACCGACGGAACTATCATTAGGCGTATTCAGTACATTCAGTTCATCAAAGCCTTGTAACTGTTGCTTTAACTTCTTGGCATTATCAGCCGCTTTTCCTGTTCCGGATGCAAGATCGTCCGCACCTGTTGCCGCATTCTCGAAATCATCTGCAAGCGCACCACGCTGGATTTCCAATTTCCATCCAAATATTGCTCCTAAAGCGTTGACTATATTCTCTGAAAAATTGATAACCGCATCCAAGCCTTTATTAAGTGCTTGAAGCAAAGGCTTTAACATGTTGATGCCGGCATTACCCCAAATAGCACCAAGTCGCTTGAAATTCTCTCCAAGTAAACGCACTTGGTTATTCCATGTATCGGCGGTTCTTGCGAAGTCTCCCTGTGCCATCGTGGTCTGCGACATGACGTACTGATACCGTAACATCGTCTTTTCAGCCTGTGACATTGAATCAATGTTTGCGTTCATGCCATTATTCAACGCCCATTGCTTCAACGTAGCCTGTGTAAGATCAAGACCATATTTACGAAGTGGAACTACCATTCCGGTATATACCGCTTGTAAATCTTCCGCAACGTCGGCTTGCGACTTATCATAGAACGATGCAATATCGCCAGCCAGCTTTGTAAGATTCAGAGACACATCTGCCATATCATCAGATGCTTGTACATAACCATCCGTGGACTTTGCAAGGAAGTTGTTTGCATCGCCTACTTGCTTAGCAGTAATACCCATTGCAAGACCCATTGATTGATATGTTGATGCATATTTCTTGAATGACAATTCGGACATTCCAAGCGTATAAATCGCATTCTTAGCCTGTTCTTCGACTTTGTACATAGACGGTCCAAAACTGTGACTTACGACATTTTGAACCTCTGTCAAAGCACCGCTTATATCTATTGCTTTACGGAATAAACCTAATGCTCTGAACAACATCCAATACGTTGCATATACCTTACCGATTGCAGACGCAAGGTTAAACGAATGCTTTGATGCTTTTCTTGCGGAATTCCCCCAGCTGTTTAACGATGATGTAAGTCCGCGTGTCACACTTCCGACACGATTTCCATTAGACGCAAGCTGTCCGATTGCCTGTGTCATTTGGATAATATTCGCATTAACTGTCGGTGCAGTAGACATTGTTTGCATGAACCGCTTCAATGCTTCTGCGAGTGCATCAAGGTTTGCGGCGGTCTGTGCAGTTCTGTTTCCAGCAGATGCAAGAAGTCCTAACGCCGATGCAAACTGTATTGTATTCTCTGATACAACGCCAGCCTTTGACAACGAATTTATAAGTCTTTTAAGGTTTGCACCTAAAAGCGGTAATGCTGTGCTTGTTGCCTGTGCATTTGCTCCGGCACTTGCTAATCTCGACACCGCATTTACAACTTGGATTGTGTTACTTGCAACACTTTTAGAATTACTTAGCGCGGATGTAAGTTGATTTATGTTCGCCCCTAACTGTGCAAAATTCACGGAGTTAAGACCTCTCACATTTGAATTTGACAACCTTGTAATTGAATTTATAAAATTCACAAGACCTTTGTTGTCAAAATTCAAACCGCTAAGAGTTGCAATTCCACTTGCGAGCGGTGTCAACGTGCTTGACAACTGCGATAGCTTTGTTCCATCAACCGCTTCAAATTTCTGTATGCCCTTTGCAATTCGTGTAAAATCGGACAGTTTAACACCTTGGAAACTCTGCATTGCTCCACTAAGGATATTCACTCCACTAGCCAGCTTTTGCAGGCCTTTTGTATCTACTCCACCAAGAGACTTAGACAGAACACCCAATTTATTTATGAGTTTGTCAATTTCGTTATTCGCCTTTTGTGCTTCTGCCCCGATTTTAATTTGAAGGCTGTCAATTTCTGTCGCCACGATTCCACCAACTTTCTGTTACATAGTAAAAAAGACGGTACAAACTCATGTTGTACCGTCTGTATTCTTCTCAACTTTTGGATGCTCTAATTCATAATTTGCCTGCATAGCAAGAAGTCCAGCCAAAAATGCTTCACGTTGCTTTTGCAAATCTTCTTCTCGCGTTTCCATAGCCAAGATAACAGGTTTTTTCATATACTTTCCTTTTGGATTCTTTGCAAAGTTTGCTTCAATAGCAACCGCAACCGCAGACATAGTGTACTGACCATTCATCCAATTTAGAGCATCTATCTGTTTGATTTTTTGCTTATATCCGTCACGTACATATTCCAACTTACGCGGATTCATATGCTTAAATTCTTCATACGAAATTCCCATAGAATATGCCGAAGGGAAGAAACCCTTCCATATTACTTCGTGGACGCTTTTGAAGGCTTCTTGTGGTCTTGTGGAACTACCTTCGGTGCCTGTTCCTGTTCCGCATTCTCCATTGCCTGATTCATGGAATCCACCATCTTGTCGATTCCGCTCGTCACGAAAAAACCATCATCTTCCATGCATGGATAAATTATCTCGTTATATACATCTCTGAAAGACTTCTTTTCCTGCTTCATATATTTTTTTAACAGAGTCCTCGCTTCATCTTCGGATACAGGGTTATTCTCTAAACATCCGGCATAAAATGCCAGAACGCAAATTCTAGGAACTGTAGCAAGCATTTCTCCCGTTCCGTCAAGAACTGCCACTCCAACGTTGTTACCGGCTTGCGCTGATCTAGCAATATAAAGTCCAGATTTCATTTCGAACATTTTCTGTACAAGTTCCCCAACCTCTGCCGCAGCGAAGTCGAACTCTAACTTATATTCTTTTCCATCAACTGTAATTGTTTTCATAATTAAATACCTTTTACCTTTCCTCCTATGTCTTTCACATAGGAAAGGGGCAGACCGAAGTCCGCCCTTTCTGTGCAATGTCATTATTCATCAGCATACGATGAATAGGTGTTTACCGCATTCGATTCTTCGTCACTCATCACTGCGGTATCAGAATTTAACGAGTGACTAACTATTCCCCCGGTGTAAATGCCACGGATTCGTCCATTCCCTTATACTCTTCAATCGTAAGATTCATCTCGATTGTAAGCAATTCGTTCTGTCCGATTTCCGGCTGTGGAATCTGCTCCGGTGGCTGTGCTACAACAAAGAACGACTTCTCAATTCCCGGAATGATCGTCTCAAACCACATTCTCTTTCCACCAGACAATGCCTTGTACTCTGTGATAAGAGCCTGCCATTCTGCGATTGTCTCCGCCGTAAAGTTTACTGTTACAGGGAATGAACCACCTGTGTCAGCACGTCCTTTAACGTATCTTGTTGTTGTATCTTCCAACGCAGATGCATCAATCTGTTCCGGGTCGATCGTGATTCCACCCAATGCGTTGATACGTGTCAACTGCTTAAAGGATGTTGGTTTTGTTCCGGCGGTTGCTTCTGTACCATAGCCGAATGTAATTTCAAGTGTTGAAATACCTGCTGCTGCCATCTTCTTTTACCTCCTTAAAAATATGCATAAAAAAAGAACCCGAAAACAGGTTCTTAAATTATTTATCCATCAATCTATCATTTGCTCCGAGTATTCTTCTAAATCTCGCAACGCTTCTGTATACTGTTCCGTCAGACTTAAATTCCGGCATTGACGTTACTTCAAACCTCATTGTCTTAAATACGTCTGCGACTATTGCAAGCATAAGCTTCGCATCATACTGTGATGTGTTCGTGAACGTTTGAACCTCAAACGTGGTTAAAACACCATTGATATTTTGACCGTCTAGCGTCCGACCTTGCTCTGTTCCTGGCAATTCGTGAACGTAAATTGTCGGAAATGTTGGTTTCGATAATCGGTTTTCAAGGTTTGTGATTGTAACGCCTTGTTGCCACTTCATGTTTGGGAATTTCTTTCTTAAATTTGGAATGGCATATGAATTAAGAATACCAAAAACTTTTGTTTCATTTTCATACGCCCAAGTGTTATCAACCATTCTTGAATACCTCTTTTACAGTTTTCTCAACCAACTTCATAAGTTGAAGAGATGTATAATACATAAAAGGTCTGCTTGGCATACCCTTTGTGATATGCAGTTTTCCATCATATCCGATGTAAGTCCAATAATATTCGCCAGCCTTAACAAATGTATCTCCATTTATAGATATGTCTTGCATAGCCTGTCTAATTGTCTTACCACTTGCATAGTCCCACGTTACGCCGTCCGGAAATTCTCCCGGATAAGGATGCTCTTGACCAACAATTCCGGTTCCGAACTCAACGAACATCGCATGATCTGTACCAGCCACAACCGCCCATACACCGCCACCCTTGACACTTCCAACATATTCTGAATGAATACTTGAAAGAAGTTCCGAAGTGAATATTGCATCAAGGTCTGAAATCTGTACTCTCGCAATCTCTACGCCATTTTCAGCCAATTTTTGAGCGACCATCTGACATTTATACGTCAAACTATCTTGATACGCTCTAAGCTGTTTTATCGCGTTTTGAATGCTTGATTGAGACAGGCAATTCATACTGATTGTCTTTTTTCTCGCCATGCCATCACCTACTCTGCGTTTTTCACATTCTTACGCAACAGATAAAGGTCAACTGTCAATCCTTCATCTGCCACACCTTTGACAATGTAATCTGCCGATGTGGAATCAATGATTGTCTTTTCATTGTCCTTATAGCCAACTTCCGACCGTTTCCATATCAATGCACCTTCCACTAGCGGAAATGCGTTTTTGTCTGTAACAAGTTGTGCATAATTGGTTGAATCATCTATTCCAAACTCTTTAGCTGTTGCTTCGCTTAGCTTGTTGCTTATGGATGAATAAAAAATAACAGGCTCCGAATAAATCTCTATCTGGTTGCCTGTGTATTCCGGAATTTTTTCTCCTGTATTTTCGTCAAGATAATATATAAATTCTCCATCAGAATCCGTATATCCTGAATATACAATGTTCCCATCTTCATCCCTCTTATATTCCGGTTGTGTTCCGATGCTAAGCGCATATTGCATTCTCTGCTTGTTAATATCTAACGACATTTACTTCACATCCTTACCAAACCGCTTCCACAATTCAGATAGCTTTTCCCATCCAAACATAGCGACAAACGCCACAATGAATCCAGCAATAACGGATGCAACGATCATATACCATAGCATTTCAGCTTTGATATACTGCATATAAGCGATGAACGCTGTTACAGTAAGAGCGATTGAAAGCACAAATACAACCAAGTCCGTCGGAACATTCTTGAAAATGCCCTTAATTACCTGTGTAATTACAGACACAATAAATGCCAAACCTCCAACCACCGCAAGTAATAATGTTGCGTTGCTTAATAATTCTTGCATTATTCTTTACCTCCGTTCTTTAAGTGTATTTGCTTAATTTCCTCATACATTTTTGTTATCATTCCGTTACCGCCAAGCGCATGATAAGCGTCGTACATTTCAGAGAAATTCTGATATGCATAAGATGGTATTTCTCCAAGTGCAACGTATTTGTCGTGGTATTCTATAAGTTGCACACGCAAAAGTAACATTGTTCCTTTGCTGTTTGCATCCTTATCTTTCTTTTGTTGCTTTAGAAGCCAGACAATATATCCGAGCATTATCGGAAGCACAACTGTATATGTCTGTAACAAAAACTCTTTCATTCTGTAGCTCCTATTTTTCTTTTAGTTGGTGTGCCGCCCACCACCCTTGATGCACACCGCCTGCTACCGCATCCGAACCTCAAACACGATAACGCACAATCTTCTTTTATAATGCCTTTACAAACGGATATACACCCACAAACAAGCTGTCTCTATCTCTCCAATGGCGCGATACTCCATTTTCAGAATAGCTAGTCATGTAGTTCTCGCCAGCTTGTGAATAGTCGTACACAACAAGGTTTACTATGACACCCTCAAAAGAGTTCATATCTTCTTCAATCATTTCCTGCGTGTAAGAATCAGGGTAACACCGCTTTGCAATAACATCTTTTTTTGCTTGCTCAATTAGTTGTTCAATAAGCGGATTGTTTTCGATTTTATTAAACACAACAACATCTTTTCCGTCAACCTTCTCCATATGAAATTGTTTCAATCTGATTTTGACTTGTTCCAATGTTGTCATTTTTATCTCCTACAATCCGAATTTTGTAATCAGAATCTTTTTTAATTCTGAACCGTTAATTTCTTCCGCGTTGTCAATTCCGTACATCTTAGCCAAGTCTTGTAGGTCGGCGGTAGACATACGGTTAATCTCTGTTTTTGTGTAATTTGACGTTGGTAGCGCCATATAATTAGAAGGTGCCGGATTTTTGCTATCTTCCGGCACCTCGTCACCAGCCTTATACCAAACGCCATCCTTAATAACAATATACGGATACTTCATGGCGCCCTCCTACTCTTCCGAATGAACCTCGTAAACGAAAGTGCTGTCCATATTTTCGTAAGATGGAAGGACAACCTCTGATGCAAACGTAGACATCTTCATTGGTGGTCCATACTCAACCTTTGTTGCAACAGTAATACCTGTTCCATACTGCATAACATCGACATCCGCAACCTGTCTAGCGGTTCTTTCTTCCGGTGTGGTTCCAAACCAAGTATTGCCAAGACTGCCCTCTGGAAGAAGTGTAACCTTGTTGTCCGGGTAGAAGTACTGTTCCTTGCCATCATCATCAATGTACATTTTATCGTAAAGCACAATAGTGAGCTTTGTTCTCTTTTGTACCACTGAAACAACAGTATCATCATCAACCTCAATAGTTGCTGTAAGGTTCTGTGCAAGAATTGAGTTTCTTATCTGTGCATTGTCAAGCAGATATTGAAATGTGTTACTGTTCATAAGTGCGTATCTAGCAATCTTGCCCTGCTTCTGTAACTTCTTTCTTGCGTTGTTAAGGTCTGTAAGTGGCTTTGAATTAGCTGTATCGCTCCACATACTTGTTCCGGATAACTTTGCGTAATGGTCTTTTGCGTATGAGCCATCCTTGTCATAATCGTAAGAATACTGAACACCATCGCTTATAATGGCGATTACTGGATGCCCTGCATTTGTAGCAAGAAGTGACATTCTCATGCGTTCTGGAACAACTTCCGCACCGCTTACAAGATTGTTAGTATCGTCATATACGCTTGATAAAGCACTCGCAAGGTAAGGGTCATCTGCTGACTGAATACGCTCAATTTCAAGCATTTCTTCTTCGCCCACTGTCATTCCCTCACGGAAAAATGCCATCTGTGTTTTTTCCTTGCTTAGTCCCTCTCTGGCTCTAAGAGTTGGGATTGTATCAAAGTTAGATGGTGCAAGAGAAACGGGAAGTCCTTTATGTGTCTTAATCCAGCCTAAATCAAGCCCCTGTTTCTTTCTTTCTGGAAACCACTGTAAACCAAGATAAGGTATCTGGTTACTAGCGTTTTCTGTTGCTGATAATGCAATAGACTTGCTATCTAATACTTCATTAATTAACATCTGTTTACCTCCTGCTATTATTCAAATACAATCATTGGGAGAGCTGTCTTAACTGCTGCGTCATATGTAACACCAGAGTGTGCTTCTGCCACCTTTGTGTTAAGGTATGCTTTCTTAAGCAGTACGCCCTGTGGTCTGTCCTCTGTTACATCAAACCTTAAGATACCCACTACTGTAGCTGTATTGTCAGCCTTGCCATTTGCTCCGATTGGAGTACCTGCTTTGACAATCTTCTTGCCCTGTGCGTTTTTAGTTGTTACGCCGTCAAAATCAAGTGTTAATGGGATTGCTTCGTTAGGCTCTCTCTTTAAAATCTGAACATCTCCTGCGTATGAAGTCTTTTCATACTGCATATTCATTTCCTTTGCCATTTCTTACCTCCTGTTATTGCTGAATGTAATGTGATAAAACGTCATTGTTTTTAGGTGCATTAGATATAAGGCTTTCTGCTATCTTTTCAGCATTTGTCTTATTGTCTGCACCGTCTTTATTGCTTCCACCGCCCGGAACATCTTGATACTTAGCAATCTCCTGTTCCTTTGCCTGTGCAGCGGCAGTCTCTTTGTCGGACATAATCTTGCCAAGGGATTCATAATCAAGTCTTCCGTCATCCTTAACAACTGTCTTTGCTTGTTCAGCAGAAATCTTGAAGTTTGTCATTGCTGCTTCTCTCTGATCTCTGATTGCATTATTTTTCTGCAACTCTGCGATCTGCTGATTAGCCGCATCCAAGGCTTTATTTGCCTTTTCGATTTCTGACAGGTTTCCAGCTTCCAATTCATCCAGTTTCTTCTGTAACTCGTCCGCTGTACCAGCCTTTTCCCTGTACTGCTTTGCCTTGTTCTTCTCCGTCGCAACTTCTGAATTGTTCTGATTTAACAGATTAGTAATCTGATCATCAGTCGCATCCGGAAATAGTTTCAATACGTCGTCTCTTGTCATAATTACCTCCGTAAACTCACGCTTTTGATACCGCAGGTCGCTCCTGCCGAGTTTCTCCTATTTACCGCATAGGTGCAAAATTTATAAAAATAAAAGCAACTACCGATTATTCAGTAATTGCTTTATTTTTCTTATTTATTTGATCTACTATTTCTTGTGCTTTTGCTTTTTGAGTTTCTGCATCATCAATAGTCTTATACAGATTTTTGAGATACGGCTTTGATAAGTTAAATGTCTTTTCCGCGTCTCCCCACAATCCAACTGTTGCTATCGCAATAAGCGGATGTATGCCAGCTTGAAGCAATACTGTAAGTGTTTGTGCCTTGGTGTACATATTATCCTGTGGACTATGATTGATCTGCACGTCAAAATCTCTTGTTGATAGTTTCAAGTCGTTATCATTTACTCTAAGGATATTTAACACGACATTTGCAAGCCGCTTTTCTGCCGATTTAACAATAGGGTCTTTCAGTTTTGCTCTTGTCTTAGAGAAGTCCCAGCCATTACGAAGTTCTACGGCTCCTTGTGTATCTCCGCCGGTATTCCCTTGTTTGTTTGGTATTGCCAAAATAGATAGTGTATTATCCCATATATCATCTTTTGCAACTTGGCATTGTGTTTGGTTCAATTCCTGTGTCATAATATCGACGTCGGATTTATTATCTCCATTGTTTGACTTTACTGTCAAAGCATGGCTTTTCTTCATTTTCTCGAACTCTGTCTCGTCGATTTGGCAATTCACGAATTTTATCCAATACTGCACAAATTGTTCAACGCCATCCATTCTATTGGACTGCATATTGTTTATCGCATCCAGCATACCAATAACAAGCTCGATATCGGAAATTCTTTCGTGATTGTTAGGAAACTCAACAATCGGTATTCCACCGTATGTGTGAAGTTTGCTCTCAATCAATTTCCCATCTTGAATCTTATAAGATGTCGTGTCAGAAAACGCCAATTTATACCAATTTCCGTTTTCGTCTTTAAGTTCTTGAACGGAAAGCATCGGCTCTTCTGTGCTATCGTTATAGATTGAAAAAGTATTCATCGGCGTTGGTGCAACAATTAAAAATGGAACATCTGAATTTGCTTTAGGTCTTGCCGCCTTAAATGATGTTCCTGTTGCGGATTGCCACTCACCAGCTTTGATGTCTTTTTCTTGCTTGTTTGCATCTGCCATAAAATCATTGAGCATATCCACAGCCTTGTTGACTGCTTCATCATCTTTTCGGCTAATAAATTGAATCGGCTCGCCGTAGGTCTGCCCCACTTTGAACTGAACAATTTCGTATGCATGATTTTCCACGATTCTGTTTGTGATATCTTCATTTGTTAACTTCTGTCGATACAAAATCGGTTGATCTCCCTTGTAATAATTCCAAAGATATCGGATAACAGATTTGTTGTAGTAAAATGTTCCAATGCATTCTCCAATAACTTTGACAACATTATCTGCGGTTATCTTATCTACGCTTGTATATGCAATTTTTCTTCCATATCGACCTTGAACAAGGTCTTGGAGATACATTCTATTGTTCATCTGCTACACCTAAATAATCGTTACTCCGCTTGATACTTCTCTCTGCGGTCTGTCTTTTATCTTTATCTCATTATCTGCCGGATTGAAAGAAATTCTTTTTCCGCATTTCCGGCAACTATATGTCATTGTAAATGTTGACCGTCCATCATAGATGCCTACTTTACGCTTGCACCTCGGACAGTAAATTGTTTTATTTTTCATCCTATGCTCCTAAAAAATTGCATTAAAAAAGCACCGCGATAACGTCACGATGCTTTTCCAAGGATTTTAATATGAAGAAATTGAAATGTCTTTAGACAACATTTGCAGTTTAACTATATAATACTTTTGATGATGAAACAATATGCAAATGTGTGCAAAATAGTGCAAATGTACGCAAATTTACGCATAGTACAATCTTCCGAACATTTTTTCAAATGTTTTCATTGCATTTGCCTTGATTGCATTTACTTTTCTGATACTGCAATCTTTGAATTTTGCACATTCCTTCATTGTATAACCGTCAATAAAGTACAAATGCAGTATCTCATACTGTTCCATATCTTCCATCTGGTCGATCTGCTTAATAATTTCTTGCTTCTTTGCCACGTAAATATCAATCAAATGGTCGATTTCTTTCTCCGTGTCAATAATTTTCGCAACTGTATCTCCCAACTTGTCACGCTTAATAGAAGTCTGCACTCGCTCGCCATCACCGGTACCGCCTGTAGATGTCGCAATTTCACGTAGCCGATTTTTTTCTGCAATTTTTCTGTCGATTTTAATGTCAAATTCTTTTATCTGTGATAAATATTTTGCTGTTGTCATTTAGTAGCCTCCTGTTCTAAACGGATTTGCCGTTGCTGTTGCTGTTGCAAGATTATTTGGATTTTCTATAAACATTTCCAACTGTGTAAGTCCATCGGCGGCATCATCGTGTTTGTTCTCTCCAATTGATACGAACATAGTCAATTCATCCATAGCCGCTTGATATTCGTCATTTCTTCGATATCGGACAACCCCTAATTCTGCATCTTTCTGTAACTGTTCCTGTGTAACCTTCTTTGATTCAAGGAAAATAAATTTCCGTTTGATGTCTCCAGAGTATGCTATGATTTTTGATAGCTTTTCAACTTTGTTCGGTGCCTTTCTACTTGTACACGAACATTTATATTTCTGATCCTGTAACCGTTCATCAACATATTGGCAGTATAATTCTCCACCTGTGTTTCCCTCAAATCGCGTTTGCCTTATTCCGTTTCCTATGATTCTTCCTACTACCAAAGGCAATGTAACTTCTTTTGCTCCTTTATTGAATACCCAATCATAGATATATACATCTCCGTTATCGTATTCTGCACCAATCGGCATTGATAGACTATCTCCGCCGCCCCATGCAACATCCACAACTCCAATACGGCGAAAATCTCCATCCGGCAATATTCCATTGAAATATCTTAATTCGTCCGTAGGGAAAAGCAATCCTTCACGCACAAATGGTCGCTGCATAAATTTAGCTTCCCACTCTGCCTTATCGAGTTTCTCTCTCATATCTCTGTAATATGCCGTAGAAAAACCATTTATTTCATAATCAAAATTACTTTCGTCGTTTTCATCAAGCGCCGGTATTCTTCTAAATCTATACTCCGGATTTCCGTCATAAGATTTTCGTAATCGTTCCAGCGGGTCAAGAACGTTCCATAATGTACCGACCATCAGCTCCCTTGCTCCGTCATTTTTACGGTCAACCATCTTATTCAGATATTCTTGATACGTATTTTCCATTCGAGTAGGGCTAAGAGAATGTTCACGATCTCTTACCAGGTCATCTACGTACAAATATCCGTCTTTTGATACATCGACCGCACCTGTCCATGTTCCATCAATGCCTCGGCAAGTAACTGTTGCAAATCTATCTGGATCTCCTAATGTAATAGTAAACTCATCCGCACTTTTGTCTGTTACAAGAGATTTATTTGCATATTCTGGATTCCAAAAGAAAAATAATTCATCAAATGCATATTCTTCTGTCGAAAACAAATTCATAAGTTCCTTATAAAATCCTTTTGCAAGGATTCCAGAGTGTCCGCCCATTGCAGAGTGGCTATTTGGTCTACGCATTGCAACCCAAGCAAGGAAGAATATACATATTGTTGATTTTCCTACACGGGATGGCATTGACAAGCCGTAAAATTTGATCTTTCTGTTTTCCAAATCTTCAAGGTCATTTACAACAACCTTCAAAGTCTTTCTTCTTGGATAATAAAACCGCTTGCTCCAATTACGTTTACGCTCCATGTAATACATAAAGCTCTCGAAATTGTAATAGCTTTCCAATTTTAGAAGTTCATAATATTTGTCTATCAGGTCATATGGCGTATTATGTTCTTGTGCATATTTCTCTAAATCCCATATAGTTCCGCCTGTTTGTTTCATGCAGAACTGCTCTATAATTCCCTTAGATATCTTCGTAAGTTGTAACCCATACTCAATATCCTTTTCACCATTTATAGCCACCTTACAGGCTTCTACGTAGGCAGATATTACGGATTCATCGACTGGGTGTGTCTTTATAAAATTGTCATATTGAGTTACTGTGTTGATTAACTCTTTAGATGCCATAAAGAAAAGCACCTCCGCTCATTCAAGCAGAGATGCCGAAAAGAAATCTCTGCCTATAATTGTTTAAGGTTAGCGACTACAATCAATCTGTGGTCGGTAATGTTTTTATTAAAATTGCATTGTTCCATTGCAATACGGATGTAATTTATTCAGAAGCGCATTATAATCATCAATTACATATCTTACCGGAATTGCGTATGCTTTAATGCCATATTTTTCTGCTGTTTCTCTTTCGATCTGACAGCCGTTCCAATCGAAACTCTCACGTATTCCAATAAATACATCTGCCTGTGCCAGTTTCTTAATGCTCTCGCTCAAATACCATATAGCTTCTTTGCTGTTTTTAGGTGGGTTATCCTCAATGTAGCTGTCGATAAGCTCTAATTCCTCACCCTCATATATTTCAGCAATCTTTTTCATCTTCTGAATACTTGCTTTAATTTCTTCCTCTGTTCTGCCTTTCATCGGCACGCTTACAAATAATTTTTTCATAATAATTCCTTTCCGCTGATAATCAGCAATTTAATTCCACTGCCATCCCATTTCCTCTTCGCTAAGATATTTATGTCTCACTCTATACCTTTCAATATCTTCTTCCGCAAATGTAATTATATTGTTTGCAAGTCTTACATAAACTTCGTATTCATATTTACCATTCGACTTCTCCCATGTTTTGCAGATAACTCCTATGTCTGACTTATTTACAACAACAATATCTCCAAAAAGAAATTTAGGCTTGTTCATTTTTTCTTCTATTCCTCCTCAATCCAATCAATTTTGGTTTCCCTGCCAGCCATTGAAATCGGGTTTTCCAACATTGTTCCCATAACCTCCTTGAACAATCCACCAATGAATTTATTTTCAGCAATTTATCTTTATTCCCTCTGTCAACACTCCCGTCTTATCTTCATTCAGAATCAAATTTCCATTTTCATCAGTTTTATGCCATTGAGCATCTACGGTAATCATCGGTTCCATGTCTACATGACCGATAAAGTGTAATTCCATATCAGTGCATTTTACCTTTTTACCATCAATATAAACCTGTGCAAATTTCCCATCAGACGTTATCATGATTTTTGGTTTTTCTACCTCAATCGGATCACATTTATACATTGATTTCCAAGAATCTTCGTACCATTCGTCAATATAATGAATAATAGCATCTGCATAATATGTCGGTTTGCTCATTGTTTTTGTTCTACTGCATAATACTTTTTGATAATTTTCGATAATGAACTCACATTCAGCACCGTTATACTCATAATTTTTATAAAACCAATAAAAAGATTTCAGATTTTTGATAAAATCAATTAGTGTTTTCATTTCTTATTTCCCCACTCAAATTCAAAATCAGAACGCTTGATTTTGCATCTTGGCTCTCCATCAAGCCAGAATACAATGCCCTCAATATAATGGTCTGACAGATATTTCTTAATTCCATCGAATGTTCTTTCAACATCTATGATTATCGTTCCGTGTTTTACTATCGTATCAGATCGTAAATCATATGGATTTCCTTGAAAATGAACTCCAATCGCTTCATAAGTGCCATCTTGCATTTTGGGATAAATAAACTCTCTGTGTTCGCTTATTTTTCCGCTCGCCAATCCGCTATTAGTGGTTTCAATTTTTCCACTATCAATAGCGTTCTTGTATGCTTCCCTAAACCATTTATCTTCCGGTTTATTTTTGTCAACCTTCACCCAACATGGCAAGTGACCGGTTATTGGATCTGGTTCTTCTTGACATTTAATAGCACCTTTGGGAATTGGTTTACCTCTTTTCGCATCATACCGCTTATAAAATTCTCCGTTTATGATCGCGCAACATGAGCCATCAACTTTTAAGGTTGCTATGCCTTCCCCTTTAAGCACCCACTCCATGCCTTGTACAACATTCGGAAGTATGTCTACGATTTTATGATTTTCATATACTCTTTCAAACAATGTTGGTATTTTCTTCATTTATTTTCCACCAACTTTCTACCGCACATAGGGCAATAATTGATATCCACGTTTCCGTAATATGCATCATCCTCATAATGATATTTATTGAACCCATAAAAGCAAAGTTTATCGTCGATATAGCATAAAATAATTTTTTCTCTCGCAAAACCTATTTCTGTACACTCTATTTCTTCACCGTATGATATTCTTTTTATATCTTTGCAAAGTCACACATATCTCTCACTCCTATATTCGTTTCATGTAAATATTCTCTCTGATCTTCCCGGAAAAGAAATGCTGCAAGCTCTTAGACACGCGCCTGCCATTCATCTTGTAGTCGGTTGCGAAGTAATCATCAATCATCCACATATAATCTTCTGCTTCACAATCAACTACTTTACCGGTCGGATGGAAATATGCATCGACGATACTCTTAATTGCACTTTCTGATACGTCTATATGCCTTGTATTTGAATTTTCGTTGTACCTGTCGATAAAATATAGGATAATGTTTCTAAGGTCGATTATTCGGCTTCCTAGCGTGTTCGGTTCTGCATATCGACTAACAAGGTTCGGAACATCATCAATTCGATATTTAACATTGCTTTGCTCGACCGCCTTTTCGGGAGAAAAGCATGAACTAACTTTTCCTTTAGGAAAAGCATAAGATGTATTATCTGTATTGTAATATATATTTGTATTATATGGTATTGTTTGCGCATTTGAATCGTTTTGATTATGCATTTGTGCGTCATTGATTACGCATCCATGCGTAATGGGAGATTCATCATTTGGAATTTCTATTCTATAGTCGCTTAAAGGATATCCATTTTTCTTTAATGCCTTTGCAATATTAACCAGGTTTACCCTATATTGCATTGTTCTATCCCATTTGTATTTTGGGTTTGTCCTTTTATCAATAAATCCCATAGATACAAGATCATTTATATATCTTCTGATCTGGCTCGCAGACAATCCAAGCATAACCTCTTCTGAAAGTTCATCAGCTGTTTTATATATCCATCCAAAAAACAGTTCTCTTTCATTTTCTCCGTTGTTTCTTGCTATCTCGTTTTCTTTTTCAATAAACTTGTCAGCATCCGCAACTCTCTCAGACCAATAAATAAATTGGTTGAGAATAACTGCTTTTCTGTAATCTCCTGTAATAGTAAGAAGATCTTCTCTTATTAACGCTTTTTTAATTTTTTTATCTGCCATAATAATCAATACCTCCACCAGATATTATCATGCATGTCCGTGATACATGCTACCCACATAATAAAATCCAGCAAACAGGCACCGTGGTCGTGCTTTTCGGTAGCGAACCTAGTTTGCTGTAAATGGAGAAGATAGGAATTGAACCTATAATGTTTACCACGTGGGAACAGATTTACAGTCTGCCGCAACACCGCCAATCGTTGCCGCTTCTCCGTGTACGGTTTCTGATATAGGAAAGTATCATCCGACCACTTATTACCACTTGTCCATGTTCGACTGTCAAGCAACCCATATCAGCATTTTATTGATTCGGCAGGGAATACCGCAACGCCTGCCTATCCGGTAATGAACCGGACTCTTGATGCGGTGTGGATTTGCACCACACATGAAATTCTGTTAGTTAGTCCGCACCTACAATTAGGGATAAATGGATTTGTATTTTCTAACAGATTTATAGGTATAATTGCTTACAGCTATTTACCGGACTTGTTACTAGCAATTCTTGCCGCATACCTTTTTCTTAACCATTGATTAGCGTTTACCTATTCCGCCACGCATCAAACTCACATGTAGATGGTTTTAGAGAAATACAGATAACCAACAACTTATTTCCCTTTTCGGTTTACATGCGAAAACGCCGACATCGTGAGTCGAACACGAACAACATTTCTGTTGGATGGCTTAGCAAGCCATTGGAATACCATTATCCCATATCGGCATAAATACCGCCTGTTACGGTATGCACATCCGAAAATGTGCATGGTTGGATTCCACGTCATTGGGAGAAACAAAAAATGTCCCTTTGCAAGGGAATCGACACGGAAGATTCGAACTCCACCTATATCGCAATACGCGAATTATGCTTGCCAATTACACTACATGTCGAAGCGACTTTTTTCGCCGCGGGTTAGTCGAAATTGTGTGGCGCACGCGTGAACACCGCGCAAAATCCAAGACTGTTCGTTAGTCACGCACCGCGAATCAGTGACATAGAATCAGACAAGATATTACACTCACAACCCGATAAAAAATAGTTTGTTGCGTCAAAACGTATTCCTGGGTATGCAGGTTGTGAGATACGAAGCACCCGGAATCGAACCGGAATTTACGGGAAAACGTGGGGTGTGTAAAACCGTATGATCTGCCATTGATCTATGCTTCGTGTGCGCATCCTCTTGGGGAGTGGAAATGCGCAAAGGAGAAATGTGTGTTCCCCATGGGATAAAAGGGGTTTATACGCGCCGGCATTCAACCGGCAAAACCCACCGAGCCTTGTGACGGCTCTTAACAGCTTTCCGCTAGTGGGTTACGAAAGGAGGATCCTAAAATGAAAAACATTAAGAATCCAAACTGCCCTAGTTGGATTCGAACCAACAAATGCAGGAGTCAAAGTCCTGTGCCTTACCTTTTGGCGATAGAGCATAAAAACGCTTATGCAGCGTATTCTGACAAAATCCTGTCTAAAGTCGGTCGTGATACACCGATATTCTTCGCAAATGCAGACTTGGTGATCTTACCGGACCGGTAAAGAATCAAATTGCTATCAAGCAATTCACTATCTACAGTTTTCTTTGTACCGCCCTTGTATTTGCCTTCTTTCTTCGCGATGGCAATCCCTTCTGCCTGTCTCTCTCTTATATGCTCACGTTCGAGATTAGCGACATATGACAAGATCTGCAGAACAAGATCTGCCACAAATGTGTCTGTTAAGTCGCCAGCTCTTCCGATAGTCGTGTCAAGTAGCGGCATATCGAGAACCTTAATGTCTGCTTTGATCGTCTTAGTGATTCTTCGCCATTCATCCATAATCTCGTCATAGTTTCTACCGAGCCGGTCGATAGATAAGATAATGAGAACATCGTCACTCGTTAAATTGGCAATCATTTTCTGATAGTCCGGTCTTTCAAAGTCCTTGCCGGATAACTTGTCTGTATAGATTTTTTCACATCCAGCATTTTTCAGTGCTTCTAACTGTCTTGCAAGGTTCTGTTCCTTGGTTGACACTCTCGCATAGCCTATAATCATAAATACACACCCCTTATCTTTAATTGATATGGGTATTATATCACAAATTGCAATGCTTTGCAATGCTTTGCAGTGCTTTTTATTGCTTTGCATTGCAATATTTATCCGTTTATGTTATATTATGCTTATGGAGGTGTAATATATGGCTAAAAAGCAAAAGCAAAACGATGCTCAAATAACAGTTCGTGTTCCAAGTGAATTACGTGTTGATCTGGAAGCAATTGCAAAAAAGCAAGGTCGATCTTTTTCCAATCTAGTGATATACATTTTGAAATCTTATGTTGAAAATAATTAAGTCGCAAATTAGCGGCTTTTTTATTTTTCTGCCAATTCGATATATTTATCCAGATACCATTTAGCCTTTTTGATATCTTCAACGCCGTTTTTGTTATTGTGACGGTATATATACTTAAAGGCATTGCACACGCAGAAGTCCATCACAACTTCTTTACCTTGCGTTTCAATCATTACGTCTATGCATTCAAAGTTTCCTGTCTCATAATGCGACGGATGATTGACGTTGTCTACCATAGATTCAATATCAACATGCTTCGGAGCAAAGCCTTCAGGAACTACCGGCACAGGTGGTATATATTTCCACTTTTTCATTTTATAGATTTTGTTTTTTAAACCCATCATATCCACCTCTTAACTATCCGTATCACGTACACGTGAGATAAAATCCACTTTTCAATCGTTGATACCGGGTTTCCGTCGTATTCTTGCCTTGAGTACAAAGACACCAGATAAATTCGATCTGTGATTCTGCACACCTTATATCCTGTAGAACGGAGCCGGTGTATGTCTCGATACGTTATCATGCTTCTTCTCCATACAGTTTGCTACGAACAGAAATATCATCTTGACAGCAAGGACATTTAATCGTCCAGCGATCAGAAACATCCGCCCAATTAAACCTTAAAAGTGCGTTGCATCCATTACATCTAATTTGTTCATATTTCCCACGTTCAATTATTTTAATCATGCTTCTTCCACCTCGTCTCCCCACAGTTCCATATACTTCTGAACGTCATAATCGCCGACCGTTCTTTTTGCATAATCTTCGTTGATTGGAATAATATTTGAATAACTGATCTTTTTTTCATAAACAATGTATTCGCATATATCAAGGTTGAAGCACACATATTTCTTTGTTTTTTGTAAGCAACGAAACCATCTTCCGTTTTTGGTCTTAAATAACGCAGCCTTATCTTCTTCACAAGAATCTGAATACTTAAAACAAACAACTAACTCTGAATCTTCTGTGCTGTAAAGAAGTCCATTGCAAATGCGTTGTGAGTGAATAATTGTTGTACGAGGTTCAGTCTCTTTGTTGTCTCGTACTTCTCGATTTTCAATTTCTGAATTTTTATTTTTACGCTTTGAAAACAATTTCATCTTTAATCTCCCATTAAATCAACCCTTTTTTATTTTTTTGAAAATTTTTAGAAATCAAAATGCTGTTCCGTAGCCTTCATTCATGTTTATTCACTCCTTTTACGTTGCCTGTAAAACCCTTATATATAACAATCATATATGCATTACATTTATATAATTTAATTATTTATTATATGTGTATGTGTAATGGTTCTATATATTTATATTATATATAATAGGGCTTTTTGTTTTGAAAAATGTTTGGGGTGCTTAGTAGGGGCGTTTTCCTGGTCCTGTCTAACCCCCACCCCCCTATTATGGAGCTGATCCGCTGCGCCTGATCTATCGTCAATCTGCACAAATAATTGAATAAAATCGAATGTAAAAACTAAGTACACTCTGTTTTTACACTATCAACAACTATATCTTGTGGTTTTGGCTCTATCTGTGCTATATCCTGTGGTTGTGTGTCTAATCTTGGAAGCTGTGCAGCTGTAAGCGGTTGCTGTTGCCAGTTGGCATCGCTCGTATATGGAGAAGCCCAGCCGAATTGCCTATTGAGTACAGCTATCACGCCAACTGGATTCTTGTTGCCGGTTACAAGCTTATTGGATAGTGACTCTTCGCGATTTTCACAAAGTTTTTTGTATATGCTCATGCTCGAAGTGCTTAATCTGTCCGGTTTACTCCATGTTGTAATAGTATCTTTGTCTATTCCTGTCAAATTACAAAAACCCATAATAGATACTTCTTTATCATATAACATAGACATATATATATAATAATCACATATATCATTTAATAGATCATAGTTATATCTATTATAATTACTCATAATATTATTATTTATATTATATATATTGCTTTTATCTCTTAATATATCCTTGTCTCTAAATACATGGCGTTGGATATATCTAAGGCATGCGTTATATACAGACTGAGAAGCGGCGCGCATGTCCTCAATCTCTTGTTCTTCGCAAAAGATACGCAAATACATAGCTATATCATTTTCAAAGGTTTCTATATCTCTTTCTTGTACCTGTTCGACCTGCTCCATGTTCGCGCCTCCCTTCCTAATCTTTGGCAAATAAAAAAGCCGGCTAGAAAAAAATCTAACCGGCGAATATTCATATATAGCGCCCTCTTGCCTTGGCTTGGCTGCTTATGTACTCCGGGCGCATCTGTACATAGCAGATATACAAGCTATTTATAAATTGGCTATACTATACCACTATATCAAGTATATGTCAATGATTTATACCATTATAGGCTCTACATCTTGTATATATGGCTTTTATATGTCTATCAGGAATATAAATATATAAGCAAAAAAGCGACTGCAAAGCCGCTTTCCTGTCGCTTATAACATACCAAGAATATAAAAGGGAACTATAACCCTTTAATCTAAAACATGTATATTATAGTGCTATATAATATATATTGTCAATATAATATATTGTAATTTAATCATTGACATATAAATAATATAAGTGTATATTATAAACACGATATAACCATATTGGAATGTTGAATAAATCTATTCAATTTATCAACCAATATAACCATATTGGAATGTAAAATAATCTAATTAAATTTATTTTACACAATATAACCACATTGGAAAAGGCACCTAGTTTGGTGCCTTTTGCGTTATCTGTGCCATTGATTTAATAGCGCCTGTCGGAATGTTATCGAGTCGCATCTGTCCGATTCTATATAGTGATTTTCGAACTCTTTTGGGGAGTAATCATGCACATCGGTGCCTCAATTTCAAATTCGCTTGTTTCGTCGTTGTAATATACTGCAAGTCCTTTTTCTTCTGCTCCGCCGAAATCTCTTGTGATATCGTTTCTCATACTTTCCACCCTCCAGCCGTTCGGCTGCCTTTCGTTTTTGTTTGATCTTATTATACTCTATTATTAGAGTATTGTCAATATAGAAAATCAATAATATTTTATCTTTTCTTCGTCCGTCGGTATTACCTCGACCAAATCGCCCGGTTGACATTTGCACATTATACATATTTTATTTAATGTATCTAATGTAATAGATTTTCCAGCTCGTATATTTATCATTGTTTGAGCCGGCAAAAGCTTTTCCTTTTTTATGCGCGTTTGATTATATCCGTGTTCCTTTAATAATGTAAAGATATCTTTCTTATATTGTATCATTCCGCCAATCTCCTTTCTATATTTATAAAAGAAATGATAATACAATACGCCGGAAAAGTCAACAATAAAAATATTCTAAAATTAGAGTAAAAAAGTATTGACATTTCTCTAATATTAGAGTATTATAAAACCAAGTTAAGAAACCAAGCACCAAACGAAAGGAAGGAAATAATATGAAAAATTACAAAATTACAGACAAGGCAACAAAATCAATTATAGGAGTTGTAGCGATGACACCAGCGCAGGCGCGCAGAGCTGAAAAGGATTTCATTGTAAAGGAGGCATAAGACATGGAAAGATCTATTTTAGAAAATATGGTATTTGCTTTCATGGTCGGAGAATTAGGAATTGAACCGATCACAGCAAGAAAAGAAGTTGAAAAAATGACGGATGAACAGTTAGAAAAATTTATTGATTAGCCGAAACGCTCCGATCTTGGAGCGTCCACCGCGGGACGGTCTCCCGGTGCTGATGATGGCAGACCAGAAAAGAAAAAAGGCGGCACGCCTACCAAGCACAAGCCGCCACCAATCAAAAAGAAAGGTAGCTATATTATAGCACAGGTAAAAAGAAATGAGAAGAACAAACAGCAAGGAAGTTAAGACAGCAGTTAGAAATTATTTGAAAGAGGTTGCACAGAGCGAAGAGCTTAGTACAATTAAAGACATTAAGGAAAAGTTTGTAAGTGAATACGGCTGGGCGATTGCAAGACTTGGAGAGCGTAACGCCTGCATAGAATGGCTGAGAGGTTTGGGCGTTGGCGTTGATTATGGTTACTGCGATATTATCCAGCTTATGGCTGAATGGTTAGACGAAAGCACAGAAGAAGCTGAAAAGTGGTTTGATAAACGTGGCGATGGTCTTTACTGGGATTTATTAGCAAGAGAGATTTTAGTAAACAAATAATTAGCAAGGTTGGCGCTTCCGGGGTTCGAGTCCCCGGCTTGCTTTTACCCGGATGGCCGGGATAATTTAATTATGAAAGTGTGGTTTTTATGAATTACAAAAAGCACGTAAAGCACATTTTACGACAGATAGAAAAGGCATTTGATAAGGCGGATAGTATAAAAGAATATGAAGAATTATGCGAATGTATTTATTTTTCCGATTGTCAAATTGGATATGATGAATTTTTAAGGCTCAAAAAATTGGTATTCTAGCAACCATAGAGCATTGCGCCCGGTTCGATTCCGGGCGGTTGCATTTGTTCTTGAAATAATAATAAAAAGGTGTATAATATGTTTAATTTCTGCTATAGCAGATAATAACATATATCTTTATTTTGAGAACGCAAAAAATAAAACAAAATGGAGGTATACAAAATGGAAAATTTGACACAGAAAGAAATGGAAGCTATCAAAAAAGCACTTGAAGAATTGGGATATTCAGAAATTGCGAAAAACACCGACGATATGGCGCGCTGGTATGATGATGGAACTATAAGCATTAACACCGCCCGGAATGGTCGCGCTGTTGCTTGGGTGCTTCTTGAATCTTCCGAAAAGGCGTTATATGTCGACACGCTCGAAGAGTTGAGCGAAGAAGAAATAATAGATCAATTATGCTAATTCAAAGCCGGGATTTTCCCGGCTTCTTTTCGTACCTTGACAATTTGACGAGATAGGAATATTATAGCCTTAATTATATCTATAGTGCGTTTATATGCCTTGCATGGTTCGCGTGTCTCTGTGGGCGTTCTACGCGTTCACAGGCGCAAATATTAGCTTATTATAGCCTTTAATTTGTGCGCTCTGTTCTGCAACCACGCCCGGACAAGATCAGCAAGAAAGACACCCGGAAAAGTGCGCCCGGATTCCATCGCCGGAGCATGGCGGAAGATCAGGGAACCAAAACAGGCGCAGCGGTATATCAGGCATTTGTGCAATATGCCGGCGATCTGCAAAAGATCAGCGCAAAAGATCAGCACGCGCCCGGACAGGCCCCGGAATAGATCGCCCAAGATCATCCAGCCGGCGAAGATCAGAAAAACAGGCATTGAAATTGTGAAATCGTGAAATTTCCGACCAAAATCTGTGAAAAAATTTTTTGATGGTCGTGGGAATATTTAAGAAACATAGGGGCGTTCAAATTCTGCCAGGGTAAAATTTAGAAAATCAAAAATTTTTTGAAAAAATTCTGAAAATTATTTTTCTTTAGTCACTGTAATTTCAAGAAACATAGGGGGATATTAAATTCTCGTAGACCCATCTGACACATTTTGAAATCCAAATATCAAAGATTTTGCAGAATAATCGCATTTCCCCAACTCTTCTATCAACTTATCGCGTGTCATTTCCGGGTTTGTTCGGCGAACATATTTAAGCATTTCATCTATTTTATCCATATCTTTTCTCCAATACGTTTTGTAAAATATCATCGGCAAGGTATATAATATCTCTACCATAAAGCGACATAAAATCAGCGATTATCTCTTCTGTCGGCATATCAATATGGCAATCATAAGAAAACGAATAGCAATGCACTAATTCATGGCATAGCACCTTGTTCGTCATATAATCAGACATACCTCTTGCAATGCTAACCGTCTTGCTATTGCCGTCGGTAACGCCTAACGTATATACGCCATCCGACCGGCGCAATTTTTCGCTATTCGGACGTACAAATTGCAATATCCAATTTTCTCCATTGATTGTAAATACCATGTTTATACCTCAAATAAGGCTATGAGCATTACACCCATAGCCTGTGTAAATTACATCTTGCTTACAAGTGTTGTGAGCTTTGATTTTGCCATGTTCATTTCTTCCTGCGACATACCGGACATCAAATCTGTAATGTCTGCTGAAAGCTCTTTCATGTACTTTTCAAGTTCACGCATCTTTGCTTCCTTGTCCTGTGGTGTATTTGCACGGTGCATTTCCTTCGTTTCCGTGTAATTACGCTTTGCGCGGTCGTAATTGCTTTCGCTCATACGAGAATTACTTGTTCCACCATCGTTCATGTTTGTTTCCGTGTAATACATTCTGCCACGCGAATCTCTATCCATATCACGATACATTTCCGGTGTCATGTGGTAATAAGGTTCACTATATCCACGCTGATACGTTCCGCGTCCTTTAGGTGCAAATCTTCCATCTGCATATCTGTAATGATCGTAGAATCTGCGCTCCGGATAATCTTCGTACTGTTCAAGCATACGCATAATATCCTCATTATCTTCTGACTTCTTCATTGCTTCAACAATTTTGTAGTCTTTGTCATAGCAGACAATGTTCTTTGCAATCTCGGTCCAATCCTTTAAGTCGTCAAGGCTTTGACCGCTGAAATTGTCAAGACCGATAGATTCAGCGTTCGTTTTTACGCATTCCATAATTTTCTTTGCAAACTCATGCATACAGATCACCTCCTACGCTTCACGAACAACAATTAAATTACTGTTCTGAACCTCAATAGCCTGTGTAGATGTATTTTGCACCGCTACCGTACTGCAACATCCGCAAGGAACGTCGATATATGCTTGCGCCGAAACATTAAATAAATTTTCAACCGCTGCCGGTGTTACAACCATTCTTGTTGATTGCAAAGGCTCGCCATCTACCGCAAGCGCAAGTGAAATAGCTCCAACCGTACCGCCTGTCGGAATCTGAATGTTTCCGGAATATGATGCAAGGAATCTTGCTCTGCATTGATTTGTGATTCCTCTCAACTTGACAATTCCACTTCCCTGTCTATGAACAATGCACTTGCTACCACATACAGGTGTTTCTGTCAAAGCGACATCTTCTCCTGCTGCAACAGTTTGTAATGCAATTCCTGTAAATTCTGCCATAATAATATTCCTCCTTACTTCAATTCGCTTATTGATTTTGGAACGTTGGTTTCAGAATCACCCTTACCTGATTTAAGGGTTTCAACCAAGGTTTCCATATAGTCTTTTTTTGAAAGCTTATCCATCGTTTCTGTGATTTCAGAAACAGTTTTAAGCTCATTTACACTAAGTTTCTCGAAATCAATCTTCTTGATTGCTTCGATAAATTTCTCTTTGATTTCGTCCATGTTGTTATACCTTCCTATCCATAAAATAAGGGCAAACATTATAGTCTGCCCTTGGGTTATAAGTAATACTGCATAGCAGACATAATCGAATTAAACTCAATTAAGATACTCAATTATTTTGTTGTGATTAGCATCCGCAACTCTGATTACATCCGCATCCATAAGCGTAAGCATTTGGATTTGGAACGACATATGCCGGGACTGCAGTCGGATTTACAGAATTGACGATCTGCTGTGTCTGTGCCGTCATTGCAGTAGTCAGAAGTGCATTCTGTCTGTCCTGTGAAGCAGAAAGTTCAAGCTTCTGTACCTTATCTCTCAAATCCGCATTTTCTTTTGCACATAAGTAGTCAAGAATTGCTCTTGTTCCTGCTTGCTGGCTGTCGATGATGTCTCTTGTGTTGCTATTCATTGTGTTCTGCAATGCGCAAGTGTTGGTTGCCATATTGTAGTTAACGCCCTGAATAGCTTCACGAGTTTCACAGCAACAGTTTGCAAGCTGTGCCTGCAATGCATTTGTATTCTGCATATTTGCGATCGTGTCAGCGTTGATTGCCTGCTGAATGCCATAGCCTGTCTGCATGATATTTGTGTTGATTCCGTTAAATCCTGTAAGCATACTGTTGTTTACAGCGTAGAATCCATCACACAGACCGTTTGTGATTCCGTCAAGCTTTGAAATTACCGCCTGATTGTCGAATCCGCGCTGAATTGCGCTGTCTGTATAAGCGGCGGCTGTAGAACCCATTCCATTTCCATTTCCCCATCCGTTGTTGCCAAAACCGCCCCAACCAAAGATAAGAAGAATGACAATCCACCATGCGCCATTGCCCCACATACCGTCGTTGTCTCTGTTGTTGCCTGTTACTGCCGCGATGTCAGCAAGGCTTACTCCGTTACTAAACATATTAGTTTACCTCCATTTGTTTATTTACAAATAGGGAACCTTGGTTTTTGTTGTCCGGACAAAACCCTAATATGCACTATTTATCTAAACATTTGATTTATGTCGTTCATGCTGATTCCATTTTCACCCATAAAATTATTAAGCGTTTGCTCCACTCCAGCCATATTGCCGGATTGAATATTTTGCAAAATGCTACTTGCCATCTGGTTTCCTTGACTTGCCGCATTTTGAAGGCTTTGCATAGCCGCCTGTTGCGGATTTCTGATTGCTTTTAATTTATTTATTGCCTGCATAATTCCTTGATTCATCATAAAACCACCATCCTATTACTTTTTATGACTAAACTCGGGCTAATCTTGACTAACTTTTGTTCTTGCATTAGTCTTAGTCAAAGATTTCTCGTCGATTTTCTTTTCAAGTTCTTCCATCTTCGAAAACAATGTGTCAAAGTGCTTGTTAAATATCTCTGTGGCTTCGTCTGATAGCCCTATTTTCAATTTTTCTGTATCTTGTGATAACTTGTTATGGTTATCATTTTGAATCGGTTTAAAAACCATTGTAGAGATTGTTCCATCTGCGCTCCATTGCTTCGCGTAAATCTCCGACAAGTCACTCTTTGGGAAAAATGCAACGCTTCCATTCATCGGAACATCATTGGCAACGATAGAATCTTGTGACTGCACGACTTTACCGAATATTCCCTGTTGAATCTGCTCCGGCTGTTGCTGTTGCTGGAATCTCTGAATGTTCTGCATAGGGTTATACGCCTGTTGATATTGTTGATACTGTGGCGCATAATTATTTGCCTGTGGCATCTGATACGGATTCATCTGCATTTTGCTTTTCCTCCTCGTCCATAATGTTTTCGATCGCGTGAACGACCGCCGATTGTGTATTTAAGTCCAGCTTCATAATTGCTGGATGCGCAAATATTTTTGTTAAAATCTCGTCCGTAAACAT